AGCGCCATAGCCGCTCTTAATGCTCTGATGTTTCCAAAGAATATCGAGATCGCTTCGTCGTCCTTCTTAGATGCTCGCGCCAGCTCGCCCAGCGCCTGCGCCAGTCCAACGGTCTTCAGATGTGCGGCAGAGAGTTCAACTCCCAGCTCTTTTGCTTTTTCTTTTGCTTGTTTGGTTGGGTTCAGAAACGAAATCATCGCCTGATTCAAAGACGTCGTGGTCATGTGCGCATTTATACCAGATTGCGTCATGGTAGCAAACGCCGCACCCAATTCATTCAAGTCAACTTTGAGAGCCGCAGCCGTCGGGATAACTACACCAAGGGAATTCGCCAGCATGTCTCCGGTCGTCTTCCCTTTTCTCACCATCTGGAATAATTTGTCCGAAACGTTGACAGCCTCCTCCACCTGCATTCCGTAGGCATTCAAGACCGTAGTAAGCAAGTCGACAGAAGTAAATGTATCCGTCACAGCGGCTTTGGCAAACTTAGCCGCCGTTTCCATAAATTTAACAGATTTTTCTGCTGGGATATTCGCAGAGAGCGCGAGATACATGCCCTTGGCCAGCTCTGCGGTCGTGCCAAGCGTCGGACCTAATCTCTTCAAACTGGCATATAGCGCGTCTGTGTATTGGACGGACTCATCGATCAGCGTGGTGACATTGGCCCATTGCTTCTCAGTCTCTATACCGGCCGCAACCCATTCACGCATCTGCTCGGCAATGCCCATCGCGCCCATAGACGCCGCCATGCCGACCGCGATATTTCTGATCGAATTGAGACTATTGCCAAACGTGCTCGCGGCTTTTTCTGCGGTCTGAAAACTCTTCGTACTGGATGTGCCGACCTTGCTATACGCGGAGTCGAGAGAATTCAGTTCTGTGATTGCTGCCTTGCCACCTACAACAGAAACCTTGAAAAATAATTCCGGCATATCAGATGCTCCTCCGTGATTGGAGCGCAGCTTCGTATAGCCGCATCAGAGAGAATTCGAGCGCCGTTATTTCGTCGCTCTTGAGCCATCCAAACTTTGCTGCATCGACCATCCGCGCCGTAGTGCTTAATAAGCCAGAATATATTTGAAACAAATTTCGACTCTCGTCCGAAGAATCTTTTATCGGACTGTGCTCGCAGCCGTGGCATGCGGTTGGATTCATCAGCAACTTTTGACATTTCGGCTTCAATTCTCTGATTGCGACCATCGCCTGTGCCTTCCGCTCTTGCGAGTCTTCCGGTCTCGCAATTACAGAGTACAGTCTCTGCCAACTCGGCTCGTGTTCGCATCCCGCAAAACCACCTGCCACGTGTACCTGGAGCGCGGATCTGAACCCCTCCAGGGTGATCAGTTTCCCCTTGTTGCTCTCTCAGCTCGAGAGAACAAAAAGTTGAGTGCCGCCCGCTTCATCAAATACGGGACCGCATCCACCCACTCGTCCTTGTTCTCTTTCGCACACGGTTGCCCGTCGAGCGTCACGCCCTCGAGCGACTGAATTTTCTTACCGTAAAGGGAATTCAAAGACTCGTGATTATACTGCACGCGCCAACCGCCCTGCCGGAGTCCCTGCTGAATCTGCGCCCGATCCCAGCTAAGCGAATCCATAGCATTCGGATAATCAAAAAGATGATTGATCAGAATGACATGCTCTTTTTCTTCAGCGTCCGTCATCATAAACTTAGTGCGGATCGCAGCATCGCCCAAGATCTCTTCCACATCAACAACACGGAATTCATCTTCCGGCTCCGTCGTGGCGCGATATATCCCGTTGTATCCCTGCTCGATGGTAACTTCGCGGACGTTCCAACGCGCATCCAGCTTTTCAAACTGCGGATCGCTCAGCGTCACCCCGTTCAACTTGACTTTTATTGCATGCTTGTCGAAAAATTCGCGACCGATGAGCGTGTTTCCTTCCTTCACATCCCACGCATCATAATCATCCTTCGCCTGCTGCATATGACCGGCGCGCTCTTTCAGCAGTTGAATCATCTCACGATTGCCATATGGCTTCATCGTGACGTGAACATCGAACGGCTTTCCCGAGTCGTGTCGAATCCTAAACAGAAATCCAAGCTGCTCTGCAGTCAGCTCGTATTTGAATTGCGATTCCATCTTATTAACTCCTTGGTTTCACTATTGTTATTTTGTGGCATCCGGCATTCGCATCAGAAGCGCCCAGCGCCTCCAAATTCAAATGTCCAGCCACCACTTTGTCGACCGCCACCAGCTTGAAACCGGCTTCCCTAGCCATCCAACTAAAATAGACATCTTGTCCGCCATACGGAAAATCTGTTTCAAGCAGCACCAATCTTTTTGCTTTACATGAACTCCCTTCATGTACAGAGCCGGTCGTATAACCGCTCCGAAACCATGGAGGCTCTAATGAATCAAAAACTCTCCGCCTTATAAGCATACAGCCGGTCGAGAGCCAAATGATATTCCCGCTCTTATCGCGCTTGCTAGACGACACGCCGGCTTGCCTTTTCAGAGGATAATCGAGCGCAGCAATATCAGAGTCCGCCTCAAGTAAAGCCGCAAAACCACCTTGAGGAACCACGACATCCTCCTCGACAATCCAAATGAAATCTGGCGAATATAATCGGAGCAGCAAAGCGACCAAGTAGTTGAAAGAGTCTGGAATAGCCCTATCCCAAGTCCGCTCTATGGCGTGTGAAAACCCATAAAGATTCCGATCAATCGACTGGGACGATTCCGAAAACTCCAATCCTCGTGTCGGCCTTGCCACTCCGATCATCATGAGCGCAACGAGATGCCCACTTCTTTATGGAGAAACCTCAAGCAACGCCGAATCGTCCTCGTCCGTCTGAACGGTGACAGAGACATAGTCGTCCACACCACCATACAGAATCGACTGCTCTGTAAATGGAATGGTGTATGTGACCTGATCCTGCTCTTCGCCGAACGCCTCAGTAGGAATCTTGAGATGGGGGATTTCGATCGTGACTTGGTAATACATCCCAGTGGTCCCAATCTGATCTCCTCTGAGCACAATCTGAAGCGCGCACTCGGTGTTTGCTTCAAACAGCGCCTTCTGAACGGCATCACCAAGCAGAACCACGATCTGACCGGAGGCACCCTGCTTGCCGATCAGTCCACGAGTAACAAGCGACTCCTCACCAGGTGCGGATCCTGGCATATACCACGGTGTCGCGTTCTGGTTCAGCGTCAAATTCCAGCTGATGATCTTCGTCGAGATGTTTGTCGTAGCCGGAGCCGCGCTAAACTTGAATGTGCCGAGGATGGTTTTGAAGAACGACTGAGCGGAAAGCGCCGGCAACGAAGTTGCATCAGTCTCCATCTTCCGGCCCCATCCCTGCCACGCAACCGTGACGTGATCGGTACGAACGCCGTTGAATGTAAACTGCTCAACAACCACGCCGCTGATCGCGCGCTGATATATCCCGCCCATCTTCTCTATCACGGTGGTATATATCGGCTCCGGACTCGTCTTCGGATCTTGGAAAGTAAACTTGTGGGCAAACACAGTCCCTTGGGCCGAGTTGGGATTGGTTGTCTCCAAGGCTCCCATGACCATGGCCGGCGCAAAAAGCGCTGACAGATGCGAAAGAGAATATTCGCGGCTGGCCAGAGTCACACGCTTGGTGATTGGATCCCAAAACGACGCGAACGAATTGCCCTTGCCATACCAGTCTTTGTCGCTGAGTGCATCAGGAAAATCCTGGGTGGCCGGAGCGAAAGTGCGATATGGCAACATTCGGTCGACGTCAGAGACATCCACCGCTGTGCCGATCGCGCTCTGCTTATTCAGGCTGAACGCCATCTGTAAATCAATTCCTCTCATGCCACTTTCTCCGTTTGCTTAGCTGGATCACCCAGCCGGTTTAATTGCCATATGCTCCAATGACCACAGTGATCACCGCGAGCGCCCATCTTCCTGATGGTTCATATTGCGTTTCGACACCATTGACTCGGATGCGAAAACTGTTTGCCGTATTAGATGTGATCGCCACAATCGTGTCTCTAACTTTCTGTACGAGTTTCAGCAGCTCGACTGAGAGCGCGCTCGTAGCAGCTTCGCCCAACGCCAAGAACACTCTAATCTCTGCCATCTCTCTGCTGGGTTGTATCCACCTAAAATCCGATCCTTCATACTCCGGCGTCTCGCCAGAGTATTCCATACAGATATATGGAAACTCATCATCTGACTCAACATGATCTGGATGCTTTGGTGTGGTGGAAACCATATTCGGAAAATCATACGGCACCAGCCGTGAATTTAATTCTGTCCGCAAAATATCAAAAGCGCCCTCGAGATTCATGTCACTTTCCCACAGTCTTGTTCTTGAAACACGCGCTGATGAATGCGTCGCCGAAAATTCTATTGCCAATCTTGTACACACTAGGAAGCGCTTCGCGGGCTCCTGGCTCTAAGAACTTTCTCGGCGCTTGCTTTGGTATGTGAACAGATTTGCGAAAGATCGCAAGGTTGCCGAGATTTGATCGCAGCTTCCCGCCGCCTTTTATCTTTGTTAAGCCAGTGGCCCTTTTTAATTTTCCCGTCCAGCGACCAGCTCTCGATAGGTGCGAGCCGAGCGGGATCATGAGCGCCTTCGCTCCCTTGGCACGAATTGTGTGCGCTTTTATTCCCTTCTCCCACGCGATTCCATACACAACTCTCGTTCCAACCACAAAACCGTCGGCCACTGTTTTGCCGACGATGCGACTGCGCAGGTTTCCTTTGACGACTCCAAGCCGCTCCGGGCGCGGACCTGTGAGCCAATTCCCTTTTATCACTCCAATGGTATAATTCATGCTCTCGGTAAACCATTGTTCGAATCCCTTGGTCATCGCTTCTCGGACCGTGGACATTAGAACAAAACCTTTGGCGCGAAATATACACCGTTCGGGCCGACTGCGCCTTCAACTGAAATAATCTGTGGCCTGCTGCCGTCCGGAAGCGTGATGCGATCGCGCACTGAGATGGCAAGCGGATCAAGGAATTGGAGCGATGAAATATTCACACCTTGCACGCCGTCATCGATGGAAACAAATCTTGTGCGACTTTCCATCACCGCTTTATATGACACTGAATCATCATATAGCCGTCGACCGATTATTCCTTCGTGCTCTTTCTCGTCGCCAATAAATTTCTCATATTGCACGACAACCTGGAGATCGGACGTGATTCCTTTCGCCGTCGCCACAGCATTTGTTACGAGCTGAGATAATCCACCCATATCACGCTCTCACGATGGTAGCGGAGCCGCTCGAGATATCGCGCCGCGTTCCCCATCGACTCACATAATCCCAAACGATGTCCGGCAGAACAGCGCGCACCGGCGGTTGACCTGACATGAAATCTATGCTCACAGAGCCAACGCTGAGCGCCGAAATCCCCTGAGTCGCAAGATCGGCGGTCCTATCAGAGACCAAAAGTGTTTCGGCAAATTCACAAATTGCCCATTTCAGCTCATCAGGCAATTCGTCGCCGGCGATTTCAATACCGTTCGCATCCACCAAACCATAACGCGGCCACGAGAGCGCTTGCGTTTCGCTGGCCACATCACCATCCCAATCCACCATCTGATCCAGCAGCCGTGTCGCTGTAATTAACGCCCGCGCCTTGTCGTCTTCTTCAGTCTCAGCGAGCCAATTAGGAGCCGTCGGCGCACGAAGATCGAAATAATCTTCAGCGGCATCAGTGTCGATATACGAATTGGCATCGTCCGCACCTGGAGTTGCAACAATCGTAACAGCCATCTATCTCGGCCTCCTCCGCCCGCGCACCGGCTCAGCTACACCTTCTTGCGCCACTTGTATCACCGGAATCTCCGGCATCGGGCTGATGAACAGCGGCGATCCATCTATGGTTCTTCCTGGCGCTGACACTTCTTCTATTGTGATCTTCGGCGGCTCCGGTGGCGTGCTGACAGCCTCGAATTCTGGATCAAACACACTCACCAGCACGCCTTTCTCTGCATACGGAGTTCCGATCTGTTCTGTTTTGCCAAGAAGAATAATAATCGCATCAGCCTGCTCAAGATCGCTTCCGTTAATAAAATTGTCCACGCGCTCGATTACCATGTTCGCGTTTGGATACTTCGAAATTGCAAACGTCTTCATGCGTGCCCGCAACTCGGGATGAAAATTTGGAGAATACACCAACACCTTTAGAACGCTCATGTTTCTTTGCCTCCAGCAAAGAAAAAGGGACACCAGAAATCTCTTCCGGCGTCCCTTCCCCGAGGCTGCTACACCTAGAACAGCACACTACAAACAAGAAATGTTCGAGGAGTCACCGGAAATCCACCAGCCTACTTGGTCAAGATCATAACGCCGGCACAGGCTTTCTTGTCGCCAACTCTCTTTAACCAATTGGTGTCCGTTCCGACTGCCGCATCTGACGGATTCACGCCACCAGAAAGCATGTTCCAAGCGAATCCCTTCACCCGCAGATTGAAGGCATACTCGCCCTGAAGTCGGATCAGAATGTTTTCCTTACCGGTGATCACATCAGACACGATGTCCCGCTCTTCGGACTCGTCAATGACAACACCGTCCGCAACAAGACCAAGCGTAAGATATTGATCGACAGAGCCACTGACCACCAGCGCCGCGCTATCGGTCACAATCGTTGGCCGGCCCAGCGTTGCCGCCGTTCCCTGTACGATCGTCACATCTGCGATGTTGGTGATCTTGTCGCTAATCGAGACCTTGACCAAATCGAACCACTGTTTCGAGTGCATCACCCAGCAAATGACATTCTTCTGGGCGTCCCCGAATTTGGACAAGCCGGTCGCAAGAATTGTATGGGTGAGCGTGTTCCCACCGTCCAATGTGCGAAGACTGAGCTGTCCCCCCAACGCCGCCACTGCAGAACGAACGGCAGAATCGACGTAGTCGACCATGACCGCTTGCCCCCACTGCTGGCCCAGGATGAAAGAGAAAGTTGCCGGATCTTGCGCGATCTTTCTGAAAGCGTCTCTCGACTGCGTAACCGGCCCAATCTTGCGATTGAGTTTCACGCCGACCAGCTCGTCCTGTTCCAATTTGAGATCCGACGCGTCCGCAACGCTCGTGATGTCGCGCCGCGAAACAATTCCGGAAACTTCCTTCATGAAGGATTCCTGTTCATAATCGCCCTTAAGCCTCCGTGGCACTAAACGAATAGCGTTCTGGGAGGCACCGTTGAAGGCGTCGGAATTCTGCAGAAGAGTCTCCGTCATTCCGCCGAAGAACTGCTCTTCGTAAATGACGAAATCTGTTTTTGTTCCTGCCATTGAATTTTCCTCACTCAGTTAAAGTTAATGGATTGGCCTCCCGCCATAACGTTGTGCACACACTACAGCGGCAAACTCAAATAAGCCTCCTGGCCATATTTGCCGATGTACACAGCCTTTTCAGCTGGCGACATTTTCGATCGTTCTTTTTTCGGAGCAGCGCCCGTTCCGTCATTGCCGGCTCCGGCCCCACCGGACGGCATGAAGTAGTGTGGACAATCTGGCTTCAAACCAGAAAGCCATTCATCCATAGGCATAGGCGCACTTGGATCTTTCCCGAAAAGAATGGTTCCGTCGCTGCGATGCGGAATGACATTGCCGGTCTTTTCTTCAAGATGAAAAATGTCACGCGCTCTGCGAACGATGTCCGGAATTGCTTGTGGAATTATTCCAAGATCTTTGCCGGTCTTTGAAGTAAGCACACGAGTAATTGCAGCCTCGATCTGAAGATTTGCGAGATGCCGCCGCGTAACTTCCAGCTCGGTCTCCTTTTCTGTCAGCTTGCCCTGGAAACCTTGGATCTGTTGCTGGTGATCCTGCTGCATGCGCTCGGTCCGCTTGGTAACGACCTCTTCCATCTTGCCGGCATCGAGAAGCTGTTTGTCTTCCAATTCTTGAAGTTTCTTCAACGCCTCTCGCGCCTTTTCCGGATCAACATCTTTGTACTTGTCAGCCGTGACCTGAAGATCCTTCTTGAGCTGCTTGTTCGCGTCCCGCTCTTTTTGCAACGCCGACTTCAGCCCGCCAACCTGCGGCATGTCGTCAATCATCTCGATATCGAGATAGAACTTTCCGTCCTTTTCTGTGTACAAATCACGATACTTCTCTTCGACCTGTTCCAGCTCTTCCTTGCTGGACAGAACGCCTTTGTTTAGTTTTGCCATTTATCCACTGCCTCCCGCAGTTCGTGGAAATCCGCCCCAAGCAGATTATATGCCCAAATTCAAAAGGATTAAAACATATTTTCCATCTTCTTGTAGTGTAAATTCAAAGCGGTCCTTTGCATGGCCTTCACTTCTTTTTCACCATAGATGGCATTAAATGTGAATCTGTGTTTGTGCGGAATTACCAAGTCTTGCACAAGCGCTATTCGCAACCCAGCCGCATGGACCCGCGCACAATAATTATCATCATCACCAAACCCAACGCCGAAGTCTTCATCCAGCAGACCAACTGCGCTCAATACGCGCCGATCCATCATCACACAGAAGAACGCCAACATCGCGTGCGTTCCTAGAATCTTCGCGCCCACTCCGGCCGGTGCTTTACCTTGCCAACTCTGTTCTGTTGTAGTACGCGGCCCTGAAAGAACCACCGGCCACTTCAGCGGCTCGCGCAATTTGTCGAGCCAGCCCGACACTGCTTCAGTGTCGTTATTCAAAAGCACGACATACTCAGCAGTTGCCACCTTCAGTCCCTGATTCGCAGCTTTTAGAAATCCAACATTCTCCACGTTGTATTCCACAGACAAACCGCTCAACTTGGAAAATAATTTAGATACTGCCGGAGGAATCTCGCCGCCATTTTGAATCCAAATGATTCTAAAATCTTTGCTATGCCTTTGAATTGAGCTGACACACTCGTAAGCCAGCCGGTCGGAGCCAGGAATGTTTGTGTGAGGAATTATTATGTCATATAACATTTTTGATAAACTCGAATCCTTGATTGTTGTTTAATCCGAGGATGATCGGAAGCGACTCACCCAATCCGTTACCACAAACATCCTGAATGTGAAAATGCAATTTGTTTGGCGCATCCAAAATATACGCCGGCAAGTCGGCCGGTCTTCGAGCGTCGTTATACGCCTGATCAGCCACCCAATATTTTCTAAACTTGAGCGCCTGATACATATCGTTAGAGATCTGCCAACCTGGAGCCTTGAATCCCTTTGTCAAATCATACGGCTCGAGAAATTTCAAGTAATGGATCGATTCTGCATAATCCCAGCGCTCGCACTCGCGCGACGTTTCGTGCAATAATCCATGCGGCACCATATCGATCCAAGAATAGTCTTCTTTTATTTCACGCAACCAAACATAAGAGCAGCGCCCAATCACGGTGAACACGGTAATCTTGAAATCTGGAAGCGCACGCTTTATCTCACGCAAGAGAGCGAGTTGATCGTTCCCCTCATAAAAATCGTCTGCGTCAATTATGTATGGCATAAAATACACTGACTCTCTTTTACACTTTGCCTTTCAATTTGTCCCACATAGCGCTTTCGATCCACGAGTCTTCGTCGTTCTTGAATGCAGCGGAATACTCTGGAAAGTCATGCCATTTATCCTGGCCAATATGTCCTATAATCGGAGCGCGCCAGTACGCTAAATGATATCCGACCTCGCGCAAACGTTTGCTGATTGCCCAATCGCCCTGGCCACTTCTGCCATACACAGGAAAGTATCCGACCGATTTGCACGCCTCGAGATCGAGTATTGCGCCAGCCACCTGAGAAGTTGCCACCGGAAGCAACTGGACTCCGTTCACCATCTTCCACGCCGGAGAGTCGAGATGGTTTTCTTCTATCATCGGCATGTTACACGCGACAAAAGTCCATTCCGGCTTTTTGTTCGCTGGATTTATTTTTCGATATTGCTCTGTAATCAGCCGACTGTAACCGGCTGGATAGCGAAGGTCGTCTGACGAGATCAAAAACTCACGCTCTGTCACAAACTCTTTTATGCCAGCTGTTTTCAAAACGTCCGCACCAGGATTGTTTTCGAAGAACAGCCAGCCGTCCGCCGCGCTCTTTATATATTCCTTGGTTTCATCGTCGGAGCCGCCATCTGCGATGAACAATTGGATGTCGTCCTGGCGCAGGGATTCGACGGTCTGCCTCAAATACTTCAGTCGACAATATGATGTTATAATTACTTGCATTCGCACACTCCGACTATTTGACAGTTGTTTCTTGCAATCTCGATGCTTGTCTTTCCGTATGGCGAAAGAAAAGCAAGAACATCAGACTCATCGAATTCCCAAATATGATACTCTGTATCAACTTCAAGTTTGTTAGGAACAGTCACGATCATCCTTTTCCCGACACGAGCAAGCTCCTTAACAAGAGCCTCTGGAGATTCGAGATGCTCGAGAATCTCACAAGCCATAGCGACATCAAACGCCTTTTCACGAAACGGAAAATCTGTAACGACATCCCAATGGAGAATGCCCTCCCAAACAACAGAACTGTGTCGGCGCAGATATTCAACTGCCTTTGCGGACGAATCCAGACCATACAGCAGCAGGTCTTGCCTACCTTTCATCTTCTGAAAAACATATTCAGAGAAGCCGACCCCACACCCAACATCAAGAACCTTTGTCCCTTTTGGAATATGCCTTATCACAGCCTCAACAAGCGAGCCATCAAACCACTGAGTCCAGCGAGTTGCCAACTCTGGATCAGAATAAATTTGGTCCCACTCCTGCTGCGTGTTCTTGTTGGCTTCTCTAATTCTCTTCATCTCTTCCAGCAATCAAGCATATGATAGTTGCCGAAATACCAATACGCGACTTCCCCATACGGATGGAACAAACCAATCAAATCGTCAGGCTCAAATTCCCAGACATGACAGGGATAGACCACCTCATTCCGTATCGCAGCATTGCTGTGCATATCAACTGTCGAGATTGTCATCCAGCCTTTTGGTCTGCAAATTCGCGCCATCTCTCGCACAAGTCGGTCTGGCTCCTCATAATGCTCGAGAAGTTCACCTGCCATCACAACATCAAAGAATCCCTCAGGAAATGTCGTTTGGTCAGCAAGATCGTATTGAACATGTAGTCGCGAGTCCTTACTGTTACGATCAAACAGCCAGTCCATAGCATATCGGGAAAAGTCGACTGCATAGACTTGAATGTCAAAATCAGTCTCCTCAATCAACCACTGAGCGGACCCCCACAAACCGGCACCAAGATCACAGACTCGCATTCCTGCAGCAACATGTTTCGCCAGCTCTGCCGGCCGACCTGCATCGTAATGGCTAATTTTTCCCTTTACATCATCTCGCCAAATGTCGTCGTGATACTTAGGAGTGTTCTCCTCTGTGTACTTCTCCCACCTTTTCAAAATGCCTCCTTGGTCGCAATTCTATAATTCCGCCACCAGACTCCTGCCAGAGGAAATATGGCTCCACCCACTGCTTGCACTTTTCCAGAGGAGTCACAGGCGGCGCTTGTGGATACAGTGATCCGAGTCTTGACCACCGATAGCGCATTCCGCCAATATGAGAAATCAAAGAGCCAGCTGGAGCAAGCAATCTTTGGTAATCAAACAGCAAATTATTTATCTCACCAAGAGTCTCTGCATAGGAAAATGGCTCTGAATCGACGATGTAATCGAATCCAGGCGGCAACCGCATTATGCCAGAAGTGTACTTATCCACAAGATCGCAGGCGAATCTTTTCTCTCGAGCGAGCGCGCACTCCTCTTTCGAGACAGTAATGCCGAAGACAGAAGTCTCAGGAAGACGCTCAAACAAAGCGCAATTTCCAACCCCAACCGCCAAAAGCCGTTTGCCAGCAGCTCGAGGAATGAGCCAGCCGATAATCGCCTTTTGCTCTTCACTCTCAAGGTGAACCCAAGATTCTGCAAAAACAATTCGCTCCATTATTCTCGCTTCTCCTCTGCCCACTTCCGCTTAAAATAATCGGGATACCGCTCGGCTTGGCCCCCGGTCGTCTCGAAGTGATTCACCACCAAGCCTTCTACATATCCAACTTCGCCGCCTTGAGATTTGAACCACTTGCAAAACATATCGTCCTGTCCCCACGCAAGCGGCAGATTCTCATCATATCTGTATGTGCAAAGGACCGCAGCGGACGCGACCAAGAATAAACCGCCAACAATCCCTGTTATTCCCACACGCCGTCCCCCCAGCGTCGTATATCTCGCACGAGTCGGCTGATTCACGATGCCCTCGACTCTGGGCGAAAGAACAAAGCGTGCTGAGAACTTTTGAACATCAGAAAATATCTCCACCATCTGTCCGATCATATTCTCGGAAATAACTTCGCAGTCATTGTCCATCTTAATGATCAGATCATAAGCGTCGGAATGCTGAATCATTTCGATAGCTCTATTCGAGCCGGCGCTGATCCCGACATTTTCGTTGAGCAAGTGAATATGCTTAAATAGTCCGACATTCCTTCTCAGCCAGTCTTGCGTTCCGTCCGCTGATCCGTTGTCGAGAACGAAATGATCGTATGCACATCCGGCCCGCTTCTGCAAAGTTTCAAAACAATGTTGCGTGTATTTGAGCCGGTCTCGTGTCAAGGTATAGACGGCAACTTTCATGACAGATGATGTTTCCTTTTAATAGCAAAAGCCGCCTCGTGCGGCGTGAATTCGTTATTGTGGGTGATGCCAATGCGAATCGGTGTCGAGAACAAACACTCGCCACACCAGACGCCAACTTTCCCGTTCGCCAGAGTCGACAGCCAAAGATCCCAATCCTGAAACCGCAGAATCTTTTCGTCGAAGCCGACAAAGTCCGCCGTGCGGATTATGGACATGGTTGATATGTAATTGACGCTTCTCAAGATGTCCGCGTCAAATGTGCGCATGCAATAATACTTTCCGCCCATCTCATAACCACAATAGACATAAGACGCCAAATCTGTTTTGTCCAGACGCAAGATCATCTTCTCGAGCGCCTTCGGATTCCAGATTATGTCGTCATCGCAAAACAGAACCAGCTCTGTATCCACAAATTGAAAGCCAGCGTTGCGCGCCCAATTTGCGCCGCGCTTCCAATCGTGCTGAACTATGATCTTGAAATCGCGAAACGTCTGTGCTCGCAACGTCGCGATGGTCGCGTTGTCGTCCGGAAGCGAAGTCTCTCTTGTCGGAATAACAACGGTGAGCCTCGTCACTTTATCTCTCTGATTTTATGCAGCCCGCGATCGGTGTTCCGCCCGCCCAGCTCCTCGAGGCGCAAATGCCGACAACGCCAGCCTTCTGGTAGCGCCACAGCGTGAATATCAGCCTCGTACAGCTTGACAAAAAATCCAACATCTTGATGCCCAGAAAGCGAAAAGGAATGTTCGGAGAAGCCAGAGCCGGTCCACGTCCAAGCTCCGCACTCAAACCACGGCTTCTGAATCTTATTGAACACAGTTCGATTCACGAGCATACAGCCCATTCCGCTATACGGCACAGCCTCACCTTCTCGGTGAATGGACATCTGCTTCCCACCTTCGAGCAAATAATCTGTCACCACAACCTCAGAACTTTTATGAATCATCTGAGTAAGCACTCCTGCCGGCGGCACCGTGTCTTCCTCGACATACCAGATAAACTGCGGATTCAACGTGAGCGCTTCTTCGGTGACTAAATTCTGCGCATCCGGAATTGGATCTTTGAATGTGGTGCGGATAGTCCAATATCGACCACCAAGAATGCGCGGCATAATATTCGACAAGATGCCGGCAAGAACTTCCGTCAAAAGCGCGCCGCGTGTGCAGACCGCCACCACGCCTTCGAATTGCTTATTGCCCCTCCATTCATTTTCTCTCAGCACGCCGATACTCCCTTTCTTTCATCTGGGCAAGTTGGTTCGCGTGCTCCTGCGTTCCCTTCTTTAGCGTGTAATAACCATCTCCTTTTATATTTCCCTCGGTTGCGCGAGCATAAACAATAATGTCACCATTATCCAAAATCTCAGGCTCGAAATTCGCCATCACATCGCCTTTCCGCTCTTCATCGCATATTCGATGTATCTCGTTACAGCCTTTCCATATTGGCGAGTACACTCCAACGCGCCGGACTTGTGATACGTCGCGAACGACTCCGCCCACAGCTCTTCCATTCCCGCATATGCGCCCGCTCCTCCCTGCCTATAATAATCTCCGAGAACTCCGGCCTTGTATAACCGCGTGTGAATCTTCTTCCAGGTTTGACTGTGCTCAACCGATTCCAGAGCGACACCTACCTTCTGAAATTCACGCCGACTTCTGACATAATAATGCTCACCCACAGCGTGCCCTGCTTCGTGAAGCGCCACGCTCACACTGCCGCCCCTCGCGTTCCCGACCAAAACCCAGTTGTTGCCATAACAGCCGCCGACATCATCCCACATCGATCCCTCTGACCAGCCGCGAGGCTGGACACCTTTTAGGCGCTCCATCCTGTCCAGCTTAACGACACCACCGTCTCCGATGTGAAACATCACGCCTGAATTAGCGAGTTTTTGTAACGCCTCCGTCGGGATCAGATTGATATCTCTCACGTGCCGGCGAATAACGTCAAGATCCCAATCGTCGATTCGTGTAGAGCTGCCAATCGCCCTCATCATCTCTGGATACTCACGAGCAACTTCCGCCGGCCATTCAAACTTTACACCATCATATTCAGGAGTCTGCGAAGATGATGGTGGAGTCTGCGGCGGCACAAAGGTCGGAGGAATTTTCACCTGTTGCGCCCGCAGCGCTGTGCGAGTCTTTCTCTTCGGTCCCGAGGCGCGCCCGCGCCTCGGGACCAGCCGTTCTGTGCATCGGCAATTCGGATGAAGTGTTGGACCTTTCGTACCACGACCTGCCGGTCCGCCCGAATATGGCACACCTTGGTACACGCCGTTGATAGAGCGGCGCTTTCCCCTCATAGAAAAACACCGCTTGCAAGTAACATCATCCGGCGTGACAAGCCATTCGACCTCCCACCGCGCCGAATCAAGTCGACCTTCGGCAATTTGCATGTCCCAGGTTGCGCGCTGGCCTTCAGCCGCCGATTGAATTGTTTCTGTGCGCGCTATCATGTCGGTCCGCGCCAGGAGAAATTCATGCTGCCGCTTCGCGACAAGTTTGTCATATGCTGGTCCGGTAATTCCGCTCCAGCGCAAATCGCTCCGATATTTATCCATGGAGCTAACCTGCCTTGCATTCAAACCAAGATCTTCCCGGATATTGATCGCGTGCTCCAGGACAGTAAACACCTGCTTGTTTGGTGGCGCGAGACCGTCAAGAAAAGCGTTCTGGACCGCTCTCTGAATACTAGAACGCATCTGCTCTGTGATGTGCGTTATCAAATAGCTGCTTTCGTTCTGCGCCCAGAACGTCGCCGTGTCCTCGTCGATCGCGTTGAATTCGACCTTTGGCTTCCCCATCATATCAGCCATAGTTTTGGAGCCGGCATTTTTGAATATGTCTCCGAGGATTTTGTTTAGATCTTGAGTTGCCTCCATATCCGGAATGGCTTCCCATGGGATGGAATTCCAAGCAGCCACAGTGTCGCCATTGCCGAGCGCCCGTTGAAGCGCTCTAAATTTTACATCATATTTGACTTGATCGAAGACATCCAAAAGCGCAGTCCGGAATTTCGGCTGCGCTGCGTCCGCAACTTTATAGATTCGCTCCCACAGCTCTGGCACGAATTACTCCTGAGACTGATCGCCGCCCTGATCGCCACCCTGATCGCCACGCCCACGCTGTGCTGCGATAGCCGCTGCAGCTCGCATCTCGTCATAATTCGGATTCAACTCACGCGCCAACTTTTCCTTTTCCTCACGCTCGGTTTGAATCTCGTCAAACTCACCTTGCGAGTCCACGCCTTCGCGTGCCATCTTGCCGCGCTGCAGATTCGAATACAGGGTCTTATAGCTTATGCCTTCGCTCTGCCACAGCATCGTCAGCACTTGTATGTCCTGCGCGGTAAGAAGCATCTCGTCGTAATCTTTGTTCAGCGTCACTTCGAGATCGCCGCTCAGAGAAGCCAACGCCCAATTCACAGCCCAGTTTACAGCCTTGGTGAGCGCCTGACTTACGGTCTGCACTATGCCGGCGAGCGTCGAAACGTCGCCCATCATTCGAAGCCGCAGCGCCTCCGGCTGCTCTTGGCCTTTCCGCTGCGTTTCCAGAAGCCGCATGCCCAGGACCGCGAGTTTCTGCTCTTTTTCATCGAGCGCCTTCTCGAGCGCGCCCAATCCGGTCCCACGAAATTCAAGCATCTCGGCCTTTGCTGTCGGCTCGCTCGTGGTCCAGATTTGATCTCCGCCAATCTGGTATGTCGGCTTGTCTGGAAAGCCGGCCAGCCACGGCTGCGGAGTCCCGCACCAGTGCCGGCCGTTTTCAAGATCTGCGCTCGTGCGGAAATGACTCAGGACAACTTCGACCATATCCAGAATTGGAGATTGCTGAATGCGGAAAGAATTCTCCTCCGGTCCGACCGGCACAAACGGAATGAAGTCGAGCGGAGCGCCGTTCTTCACAGGAATGATCGAGTCGTACAAGAAATATCCAGATTTGTCTACGGTCGTGTCGGCACGCGCAAATGTGCGATAGATGCGCATGCGGTAGATTGGCGTCAACAACGGCTCGCCGGTAATTTCGTCGACGGTCATCAGATCCAATACGCGGTATTGGTCGCATTGCGCCATAACGTACAAGTCGTCCGGATCAGGATCTTCGTATATCTCGCTGAGCACAACCAGCGTCGTGACCATGCGCCCATTGCGACGTTCCTCGCGCCAATTCAGTATCTGCTCCGCCGAGTAATGAATCATATATGGACGCTGCTCCGCCGCGCCCACCTTCGGCATGTCGACCAATATTCCGGAGCGGCCCATGCCCACAACTTCACCGAAAACCTGTTTGCAGAATCCAGCAAACGGAGTGCCGGTGAACGTAGCGTCCTTCAGAAGATATTTCACATCGTCCGGCAAGTTCTCCACCGTCGGCGGAATCATAAACACCATCCCGCTCATGCCCTTGATGGTGCGCTTCACCGCGCCGTAGAACATAGCGCGCATCTTATAATCAAGATACGCCTGCGTGTCGTGTCCAGGAAGTTTCGGCAGGTATAGTTCGCCTTTTCCTTTCACCGCGTCGCTTCCGTCAATCACGTCGCGACACCGCTGCCAGACCTCGATATTTTCGTCATAATCTGGGTGCGTGGACGCAACCGAGGCGCTCAATCCCGGATCGCTAACTTCTTCTGCTTTGGTCGCCATATTCATCTTCTCTTTCTGGACGAAGTTGGACCCACCAATCGACGCGGCCCACCTTGCACGCCCGTTATAAACAGTTCCGTCATCCCCCAGACATAAGCATCAAGTCGGTCTGGAGATTTCTCGCTTGTTCCAGGAGTCCACTGGCACAGCTGATCCTCCAATTCTGGATACCAGCCAACGTGGTGCATCTCGCCTTTTTCGGCCATGGACGCGACAGGCTCGGCTCGCGTATATTTTCCGCGAGAGGCATATACCATCTTCACCGGCACGTTTGCGTCTATCGTTTTGATAACGTGAGCAACCATCTCGCCGCCATTGTTCGCTTCGGCCACCACATAGTTTGCTTTCATCTTATAGAACGTCGACACAACACGATGCCCCCAAACCGCTGGCGTCCCGCGAATGGTTGCGTCTTCGATCAGATAGCCGTGCTTGTCCACGCCCGCTCCGCAGGCCACGATGCCGGTCTCAGCGCTTTGATCGCCGCTTGAGGACTCCGGATCGACTCCGATCACAACTTTGACAAGGTCTGGTGAGCGCTTAACGCGGAACTGGTCAATCTGCGTGCGCTTCCACAAACTTCCAGGAGCATCGTCCAGCAGCTCGGCATTAATCTCCTGCCGCCCCAGTCGCGTGCCTTCATACGCCGCAAGAATCTCCTCGCGGAAACGTGGACTCAGGTTTGCAAGGTTTTCGTATGTGGTTCCCTTGGTGATCGTAACGCCTTGTTTTCCGATCAGGTTTTTGATGTGCGGGAGAGGCTTTGGAGTCGTTGTTACCGCAACCTGGGCAACCTTTTGGCCAATGCGCAGCGTGAGCATAAGCATGTCCCAAGCCTCCGGATCTCGCCACGCGGCGAGTTCGTCGGCCCAAGCGCAATCGTGCGAAGGTCCGCGCAGTCGATCCGGCTTGTCGGCGGAAAACACCGTCGCCACAGCGCCGTTTGGCCACTTGAGTCGGCGTTTGGACGGCTGATATATCGGACGAAACCAAGACGGACTCACGGCCAGGATTCCGCTTTCTCCTTCCACCATGATATCTCGCGCATCCGCTGCGGTCGCGCCCACGAGCGCGAGTCTGCGCTTCCCTTTTTTCTCCACTTGCTCACGAAGCCATTCTGCGCCGGTGCGAGTCTTGCCCCAACCACGGCCTGCCAGAATCAACCATGTGTTGAAATCTATCGACGGCGGAAGCTGTTTTGGCCTTGCCCAGAATCTCCAATCGTATTGCAATCCGTCAAGCTGCTCTTTTTTCAGCCCGCCAAGCACGGCTTTCCTGTCCGGGTCTGAGAGCGCAGCCATTTGCTCAGCCATGCTAAATGATGCCATGAATCGCCTGTCCGAATTTTGGATTTTTTGAAAAATTTTTGGAAAATCGTTTGTAGGCTAACACACACTCTCCGGCGGCCGCGAGGGAGCCACCCCCCACCGCACACAAAAACACACCGAAAATGCTGCATTTTGCGCTCCCGGCCCAACGCCGGACATCGCGAGACACAGAAAAAGTCAGCAAACCCCCGTCAGCAAACCCCCGTCAGCAAACTCCCTGGTAGCGCCACGGCCAGAATGCTCGATTCTGCACACAGACCCTCAAATTGATCGCCGGCAAGTCCCTGTTCGACCCAAAAGACAAGCCGCTCCCGCCAATTTGCACGGCTGGGCATAGGTTTCCCCTCGAGAGAGGACGATCGCACAGCCTTGGCCTCCTCGCGAGGCTTTGGGCCCTTGTTTTTGGGTTGTTTCGAGAGCGCTTTCGCCCTGTGAACGCCCATTCGGTCCGGTTTTCCCTGCGCTCGATGGTGTTCGACAGCGCTCGCCTGCGTCCGATGCATCTTTCCCTGCTCCCTGTCTGCCCTGAGCACCCGAAACCCTGTCCGCCCCAAAACACAGCGCCGCTCAATTCACCGTCTCAGCCTTTGATGTCGCTGGCTGCTCGCCCGCTGGAGCGCCTGCCTGAGTTGTGGCAGGCTGGTTTGGCGGCACAACCGCCGCATGCAGCTGCTTGAGCCGCCCCTCGAGAAGCTGGTGAGCGTCATCCTGTGCTTTCATTTGGTCGACCCCATCCTGAACCAACGGGACATTCACGCCGAGGATCAGACCGATATCATCAACACACTTGCGAGCGCACTCTAGGAATCGAGCGTCACCAACCTGCCCCTCTCGCTTCATCACGGTTGCTTTGGTTTTCTTTTTGGCTGGGTGAATCAGCTTTCCGCCCACACGCCGCAGCGCGTTCTTGCCATTGATAACATCGCTCACGCGCTCGGTCGTCTCGATCGCCTCGGAATCTTCCTGACTGCGATCCCAAGCCTGGAGCGCCTCGTTCTGGATATATCTGAGCGCCGTCACCATCTCGGTTTTCAGCTCTTCCACCGGCTTCACGATCGCGGCTTGTGCTCGTCTTCTGATCAGAATCAAGTCGCGATAAATCTGAGTGCCAGATACACCGATCTCTTTTGCGATCGAGTGGATGGTCATGGCGCGCCCGAAGTACATGTCGCTCTCGCGCGCCAAATCAAGTTCACGCTGCTCTGGCGTGCGCGACTTCGGATTCTTCCAGCGCATGCCCGCTGCACCAGCGCGAGGGCGGCCCGCACCACCTTTCTTTTTCATTCCTGCAGGTATTCCACCAGGACCGAAAGGCATCTAACTCCTCCCAGGATTTTGAGTGCGCTGTCTTAGCCCCTCTGCCGCTTTTTCACCCAAATCCAGTCCCTCAATTCCAATTAGTCTTGCCATACGCTCGCATATCCTTCCAGAGTTTCTCGACTCCATTCAAATCTTAAAGCTGGATTTGTCATAGGCTTAACGTCTATTTGACAAAGAGTATGCACTTCCACGCCTATACTATCCGATCGCATCGAGCGAATATACGCTATTCGAGCGTTCTTGCGCTCGATATTCTCTATATTGCCGGCTTCTGTGCGAGTCTTATTTTGTTTTTGGTCTGTAGCTGTTGTTGGGAGGCTTCCACTTTCTTGTTACCGGCTTTTCCGCTTTGTTTTCGGTTTCCAGCCGTGCTTGACAGCTCGCAACAAATTCATTTGTCGGCGCGCTTTCGCTTTTGTCGTTTTGCGCGCTCTCACTTTCCCGCCCCATGTGTTCCGGAACTTCCCGCCGGTCGTCTTCGTGGTTCTTCCTGGCATCGTCGTTCTCCCGATCTTTATTTGGCGCGGACAGAAGTCGAATCGCCGTGTCGACCGCGCCTTGACTCTGAGATGGCTCTCCGGGCACATTCTCTATGATGAAAGCGGACAGTTTGTTGATCTGATTTTCCAGGTTGTTTATTCTGGCGTCCTTTTCCCTGCGCTCACGCTCGAGCGCGTCCAGGAGCGACTCGTCTTTCAGACAGTTAATTGCAGGATCGAAACTGTGAGAATATAGCCTTGGCATTTTCTGCTTTCCCCCATTCTCTCGTCATTTCCACTTCTTTTGGCAAACCAGACACTGATAGTTCCCGCGCTCTCCGGACGCCGGACCCATAACGGCGCGCACCAAATCTCCATTTATTCGATCTTGATAGCCGACCGGCATGAATCTCTTCAGCGCGTTTTTGGGAACGCCCAGCCACATCTTCTCTATTATCTTGAAACCAACTTCGTCGAGCGTATAAATCAGTTCTTCGTGGCTCCACTCGTGAACGTGGAATTTGCTCATGGTTTTTTTCGCGCCTTGCCTGTCTGGAGTCGTCAAGACCAGAATGCCGCCACGACTCAAAACTCTCGCCGCGTCTTTGAGCATTCTTTTTCCTTCATCTTGTTTCACATGCTCCAAAACTTCCGTGCAAGTCGCACCTTCGAATGAGCATTTCGCAAACGGAAAACCTTGTCGAAAATCTCCAATCTTATAATTGAATCTTGCAGGATCGCAGCGCCCATACAGCTGGGAAAACAATTCTGCCTTACGAATATCAACGTCGAATCCGGTGTAGCATAGCAACGCGCCTTTCTTGCGAAAGTAGCCGCGCAGAATCATCATCATCTCTGCGCGACCAGCGCCTATGTCAAGAACGCGATATCTTCCGGCCTTATCAAACGCGCCCATATGTCTCAGCACCAGCCAGCCCACGTTCAAGACTCGCACAACGTGCAAGAACAAATACGGTCTCGGCGCTTCGAAGAAATTCGCAAAACTGGCATCATCGTTCACGCCAGGAGCCTTGTCTGCAAATTCCCGCGTGAGCGCCGAACGATCCGAACTTGACAGCACAAACGGCTTGGACAAATCTATCTTTTTCAGCAGCCGTTTGTATGTGTTCATTTGCTCTGTCTTCATTGCTTTCCTTCAGCCTCGACGACGAAATCGTCCGACGCTCCACCTTCCAAAATCCATCGGATCATCTTCAGCGCCGCACCGCGCCGCTTATATCCCTCGCCAGAAGTTGCCACGATTCTGCCGTTCCTTGACAATAATCTCCAGCGCCATTCGCCTCTTCTGTCCTTATACAATTTGAATATCAACATTTCAGTCTCCTTGATTTGGAAAAACGCGGGCAGCGCACAGAAGCGCCCCGCAACAAAGTTTCACTCTCGAATACGTCCTATCGTCTCCAGACACTTTGCGCAATATCGACCAAACGCAAACTTGAGAATAACGGCCGCCACTACCGCACCGAATATAAATCCAATTGAAAAATTATACCAATTCACTTAATCTCCTCTGATCTCTTCTTTCCGGCAATGGAGACCATTTTGTATTCCTTGTCTTTTATGTAAAAAGTCACATCCATTCGCCAGCTTTCATCAACGTGCTCGCGAAGACCAACCAAGTAGCAGTCTGTGCACACCGGTTCAACTAAAAAACAGTCGGCTCCAACTCCTGTGATCACTCTGTCGGTGTCCTTATTGCAGCGCTTGCAATTCAACTTCGAGCCTCCTTCGAGAAAATAGCTGAAGATCTTGATCGGAATCTCTTCTGACTCAGGAGCCGCTCCGGCAGAGCATAATCCGAGCAGACACAGAACTGCCAATATTCCAAAAAACGTTCCGCCGGCGAATATAAGAGCACCAATAAGCATCACTCGCTCCCAAATTGCCCCATAGACTTAATAAGCTGATCATCAACTTGCAAAGCCGCAGCAGTCGCAGCCGCTTCATATATCAGCAGCGCTAATTTTCCAGCGATAACTTGCCGCTCGATTTCGCCTATGTCCGGTGCGGACAAAGTGTGCAGAAGACCAACCATCGTATTGAATAACGTTTCTCGTGCAGCAGCAATCGGGATACCAGCAGAAGGAACTTTTATTTCAGGAAAGTTTATACTAACAAAAAACTGATTATCTTTGACATTCCCATCTGGCATCTTTTTCTCCAACAGAAGCGGCTCCGAGAATGCGCTTCATCGTGGTCGCCGCGTTGACCAAACTTTGCGGAGAAAGGAGACCAAAGGCCGCAAAGTTAAGCCGCTTCTGTCTGCGAAGAGACAGGTTGCCATAAGGTTCAGCCCGTCCTCGCTCGTCAAGGCTATTATACCGGTTTCGCCTATTACTTCACCACACATAATCGAGACTCGTTGTTTTCCCGCGCAACTTCCCAGATACCATCAAACATATTTTCGCCAACCAAACTCTTGTGGCTCACGAAAAATGCTGTGCCCGACATCCGACTACGGAGCAGATCCACCACCGAGGCTTCGCCCGCAGCGTCCAGTCCGTCTGTCGCTTCATCATACACTTTCACAAGCATGCGCTTATTTGTCATCGCTTCACGAACTTCATCCAGCGCAAACGCTGCAATCAAGTCCGCCTTGCGTGTCATCCCGCCGCCGCTCAATTGAAAATTCACACCGGCGTCCTTCTGCACTTCCACGCAATATTTCTCTTTCACTTCGCCTGTTTTCAATTCTGTGGTCGTAGAAAATCGAACCTGCAGCATCCCGCCGCTCAGTCGGTCGCTATATTCCGCCGCCTTGCTATTCAAAAGCGGAGTCAGCTCCTCAAGACGCATAGACTTCATGCCCAACGGTCCATAAGCGCGTACCAAAATCTCATATTTGCTTTTGAGCGCCTGCACGTCTGTCTTTTTTATTTCGTTCCTTTTACGGTCGAGTAGCAGCGAGTTCAACTTTTTCGTCAATTCTGCATCTGCTTCTTTTTTTCGGTCCTCCTCGAGGAGCGCAAGCGCCGTCGACAAACCGTATTTGTGCTTCAACTCGAACGGAAGCCGACCATCAGCGTTCTCTTTGATTTTTCTGTGCTCGATAAGCACCTTTGCCATCTTCTCTTCTAGTTTATCGCGCCGATTTTTCGCAATCGCCAGATTGCCGGCGAGAACAGCCATCTCAGAAATTACATTCGCCACCTCATGTCGACATCGCTTCACTTCTTGCAACAACTGAGTCGCTGCTTGATCGCTTTCCAGAACCTGTCTGCACAAACTGCAGATTTTCTTTTCAACGGACACCTGCGCGGCCTTCTCCGAGCGCTCAAGACGATCCAGCGCTGATCTTTTCAAAACCAGATCCGCCTCAATAGTCGAGACAGAGCGCTTCGCCGTATCCAGCGCGGACAGAGTTTCTGAGCTGGCAAGTCCTAATTCATCGAGCCGAGTCGCACATTCCTTCAAAAAAACAAGATCCAATTTCGGCCATTTCGGTTTCGTATTCTCCAGCGCCTCGAAAGCCACAGCCAGTCCGCCGTTCAGCCGACCAATCGTGATTTCGAGCGCCTGAAGCATTTCGTCAAACTCGCCAATCTTGCGCGCCAGCTTTTTCCGTTTGGCTTCGAAATGCTCTGTCCCGACCAGCTCATCAAATAGCGCCTTATATTCAGCGTCTGTCAATTGTGTAAGTCGACGTGTGGCGGTTCCTTGCGCCCAAAACACTGAGGACAGAAACATCGAATACGTCATGCCCAGAATAGTTTCGATCTCCTCGTTTGTGGCAGAGCGCCTTCCCGCAGCCGTGAGCGCGCCCGAAATCACCGCGCCGTTTTTCTGCCCTCTGCTCCCACGAAAGCGCGATATAACATATTCAGCACCGTCCACCTCGAGCCGCGCTCGCGCCCAGCATTCCTCGCCGGCCACAGAGTTTATCACTTCATCTCCGACTATTCGGTTGCCGGCCTTGGCCAGCCGCTCATATAGAACCCAGCTGATCACGTTGAACAAATTTGTCTTGCCTGCATCATTAGAGTCTGCATTCAGATCATCGAGATTCTTTCCGCGCACGAATACCAAACCAAGATTGTCGATTTTGGTCGGCGGCAATTCACGAAACGTGAGAAAATTCCGTGCTTCGATTTCAATAACTTTGATCATAACACATCCTCTTTACGCGGAGCCACAATCATCACACGCAACGGCTGAAGTGGATGGTTAAATGTGGAAGCCTGCACATAAACATTTCCGGTCCACAGTGCCAGAAGCCGATCTCTCCAACTCATTCGCCACCTTGTAGTCACAACTCCGGCCTTACTTCTAAGCGCCGGCAACGGAAGATATTGCGGCTGATTTTTGGCAAATACGATATGCGCAATCTTCTCGCCCAAAAGCACCGGCTGTCTCGGCCACAGCACGCGAATTGGCCTCTTTCCCTTTTTCATGTCAGCTCCCTCCCAAGCTGAATCAGTTCTTGCGCCGCGACAGAACCCAACTTCTCTTTCTCCATGAGATACTTTTTCAGCAAATCGTCTTCGTTCAGAATACTCACGTCCGGCACGTTATTTTTAGCTTTCGCCGTCACCGCCAGCGAGCGAATAATCACAGCCGCATTCAGATTCAGTCCATAACTCTTCGTCCACGCTCGCGCCGCATCATAATCCACGCCAGCACGTTCCACAGCTACCGTCACATAATCGCTCTCCACATATTTGCGCGCATTTTTACAGCATGGACAAATAAACTTGAGCGCCGGCCAACTCACTTCGTGAAACATCGGACCATCGATCGGAATCCGCCATATCTCGAACGTCTCTGTGTTCAATAGCAAAACACCACGCCGATCTCCCATGTCGCCACGATTGTGCTGAATCGGAGCGCCCACCACCTGCACAGCACCAATCTTTTGCGGATGATGGTAATGTCCAGCCAGAAAAATCACGCGCCCGCTCAGCGCCTTTTTTACCGCTTCGAAATACAGCTGGCCGACAGCCACATCCGTCCGATAGACAAAACCCTGCGCCGTCTTGCCGCCCTCCAAATCTTTATGCAGCAAAAACACCGACAGCTCTGCGCTCAAATCGAGCGAAGCTATATCAGGCAATTTGTCATTATAGCCAACGCAATAAAATCGAACGCCGTCTATTCCGGTCGTTCTGTGATATTCTGCCAAATATGGATAATTGTTATGAATTGCAGAGTCCGCACTCACCGTGTCGTGATTGCCGTGAATGTTTATAACCGCGCCTCCCTGCAATCGAACTTCGTTCGCGCAAGCCATAGACAGCTCCCGCGTAACATTGACCAGTCTATAATCATTGCTCGCGTTCATATTCCAATCGCCCAAATGACAAAATGCCTTCACGCGATACTTGCGAATCAGCCCAGGAATAACGTTGAGCGCCTCCAATGCATCGCGCACCCGCGTGTTCAGCCCCTCACGCCACGGCTTTGCGAATTGAGGATAATTGTGGATATGCCAGTCGCCTGTTACTAGAATATTCACGTTGATTTTCCTAAGAGACAGTTTAGAACCGGCTGGTTCAGTTCACTTCGTTCTGTGAAATCCAGCCGCAGTTTTGGTCGGATTCGATCGTCTAGTATTGAGCAACTTCTCCGCTGCGCCGCTTTCGATTTCCAATATTCGCGCAACACAGCTGTCGAGCTGCACCATAACTTCCGGAGCAACAGCTCCTCCGACTGCAACGGTTGAATTGATTTCGCGCACTGCCTGGAGATAGAACTCGATACTGGCATACCACTCGATCTTCTCAGCCGGCGAAATCACAGTCTCGATCCGATCACGCTCTTTCTTGATCGTGACGAGAGTTTGGTTATCCGGCTCTTTTTCCAAACAAACTCTTAACACAGAATTTGGAACAAACTTTGCGCGCAGGTTGCTCCACCGTGGATTTTTCGACTTCAGAACACCATCAACAACGGGCATTGCTTTCTCACACTCTCCAGCCGGTTCTAAACTGTCCCACCTATAAAGTCGTCTTGTAATACTTCAGAAAATCAGAAAAACGCATCAGGCAAAGAGCGCCATGCTCCGGAGCGAACAAAAACGCATGCGGTCTGCTCCCGATACTTCTTAACAGCGGCGCGACCACGAGCGGAGACTGATAGTCCTGTCCAATTATTAGCAGCGGCATACGATCTTCCTGCTTTGCCTGTTTGGCCGCTTTGCTCCACCACTTCATAAGCGGCCCCTCGCCATCGAACAGCGCGCCCCAAAGATTCCAATATTGCTGATTCTTACACTCCACGAAATACGGGAATTTGCGCTCTGGATCGACCAGATCTCCCTTAGTATGCGCCTGTCCCCATCCGCCACTTTGTGGCGTGCGCACCAACTTGACCCCCCAATTACTGTTAAACATTTTCACTATTCTGCGTTCGAAAGCCGCACCTTTTGCGTGAGGACTTTTAACCATGCAAGATTCTCACTCTCTGAAAAATCATATCAAGAGAAGTCCTTTGTCAAAATCTATAAGCATTTCCACTTCTAGGAACGGCTGTCCGATCTTGTTCTTCTTGTTTTTCACCCGCGAGCGCAGCCCAATCGGGACATTCGCCTTCAGTTCGACTTTCATGCGCTTTACAGAGATACGACTGCTGAAATAGAAGTTCTTGGCGCGGCCTCCTGGAGTGGTTTCCTTCTCGCCAAACAGCACGCCCAACTTGTCGCGGATCTGATTCACAAATATACACGCCGTTTTCGTTTCCAATAGCGCCGACTGGAATTTCGGCATGTTGACAGCCATAGCTCTGGCGAGCGCGGCCACGCTCCGCTCACCGTAGTCGCCTTCCAACTGCTCGCGAGGGAGCAAAGCTGCAAGACTATCAACAACCAGCAACTGATGGCGCTGATATAGCGACCACGCTTCGCGAATCAGATCCTCCCATTTTCGAAATGCCTCATCAACGTGATCAACTTTGTATTTTTTTCCTTCTGTGTATGCCGTCTCTATATTGATCAAGTTGTTTATTTCGATCCCCTGCTTCCGCGCCCACTCTGAATCAAAACTATGTTCCACGTCCGCAAGCCAAACTACCGCACCTGCCGCTTGCGCTCGTCCGATAAGATGATACGCCAACGTGGTCTTGCCAGCACTTTCGCCGCCGCTGATCTCGCAATAATAGCCGCAAGGAATCCCCTTCACTTCGTGACCCAGAACCGCGTTGAATCTTCCGGCGTCGATCCAGTGACTCATACGCTGAAGCATAAAGTCCGCATCTCTGCCAGGAATAATCACAGCGTCCGATCCATACATCTTCTTCGCCTTCTCCGCCAGCTTACTGATGTCAAGAACGGAAGTCTGCGCCGCTTGTCTCGGAGGATTCCTCATAGCCGCCTTCTGTGCTTAACGTTTTTTTGGTGATGGCCTACCACGCGCCGGGATGGACTTTCCTCTCGCCGGCTGCGGACGCGCCGGTCTGCGCACCGGAGCCTGTGCCTGTGTGCGAGTTGGCGGAGCTGGTGCTTTCGTTGATTGAGCGGCTGCACCACTATCAGAAAAGACATCAGCGCTCACCGGAGTCGGCGGAGCGCCCCAATCAGAATCGCCTACAGTTGCAAAGGCATCATCGCCCGCACCGGCCTCCTCGGAGCCACCACCAGCGGTTTCGACTTCATCAAACACAGCAGCGCTCGAACCGCCGAAAGCATCAGCAGCAGACGGTTCATCACCCCAGCATTGTCGATGATAATCCTCATCATAAACCGTGATCGCCTCTGACAATTCCGGCAACTTGAAAATTTGCTTATTCCCGTTTGGCAGAGAAACTTGAATCAGGTGATTGCCTTGCGCATCGCGCTTATATGGAAGCGGACGCTGCGTCGGCATCGGCACGAGGGATTTCTGGATGGACATCTCCATCTGGCCGGAGCGCATCTTGCGCATCTCTTTCACGATGTTCAGCGCAATCAGAACTCCTTGGTTGAATTTGTAAACACGGTCGCCCCACTCTTCCGAAAGAAAAAGCGAAAGCAACGTCGCCCAAGTATTGCAGTTCTGAGTGTTCTTCGGCTCCCAAAGCTGTGGACCGGCACTAAGATTGTCCCAGTCCAATACATACATGATCACTTTCATCTTGCGCGACGACTGCCGAACAAACTCCATGTCTGCCTTGTTTTGGCTACTCGTCATTTCGTGAAGCCGACTACAGGTATAGCAGTTCTCGTCGCCGCAGGTGAGAACTCTTTTTCCTTCGGACGTTTCCAAATAATGAACATACGATTGAATCCAGCACGGAACGTGTCCTGGCCACTCCAAGATGCGAAGGTTGGCTTGCCGCCCCGCTGGAGGGGTGTAGAATTCTTTTCTTCCTCGCTCCGCATCGGCGGTCCGTTTCGCCTCATTCGCAAAATCCTGCAAAGACTTTTCAGCCATCACAATCTCCTCTCCCTTTTTTTATATTCAGACTTGTTCACAACTCTCGCGAGAAACGCGGCAACTCCCTCGATTATAACCTTGGAAAACAAAACCATGACAATCAGGAATATCACGCTCAGCGTTATCACGATCGCGAAAAACCACCCGAGTGTCATGCTATTCAACTCGCCCTTTTTCGCGATTGAATTTCCGCGTCAAAACTTCTGTCGCTCTTCCGGAGACGGTTTTGATTTGCATCCCTTGTTCCTGCTCCATCTCCGCCCTGCGCATCGCGCCGAGACCTGATAGCATCATAGCGCGCTGCTTGAATGCTTCGGTCGCCGCCTCGACAATTCCAAGTTCGAGACGCTCTCGAAGATAGGCGTTATACATGTCGACCCAATTGCCATTCTTCTTAATAATGGCCTCGATCGCCGCCTCACGAATCTTTTCTCCCTGTGCTGTGAGCGCCTTGCGCGCCGCCGTATCCAGATCCGCTTCGAGCATTTCAAGCGCCAGCTTTTGCTGATCGGCTCTGTTCTTTGCGTGTGCCGCCGCAAACGCCATCTGCGCAAATAGCGCTGCTTGTCTCGACATCTCCACATCTATCTCTGGAGAAATCACAAGGTTCTCCAGAACCTTTTCTTCGTTTGTTGGTTTATTTTCCATAGCCGAATCCTAATAGAGTGATGAAAATCACGAGAAACCAACTCAGCATAATCGCAACATCAAACCGGCGACTCTGCCTACCAATTCGACCAAAGCACACTGGCTTTCCCTCCAGACTCAACAAATATCTCACTATATCACAGCTCTGGACCGTGTGTGTTCTCATGCGTCTCCTTATAGTATTATCCCCACCGGAAGCGGTTTGGGAAATTTTATTTATACAGTCTTACCAACAATGCGGCAAATTTGTCTATTGCTTTCAAAAACTCTGCTCTTTTAGAAGGCTCATAAAGTGTCGCTGCAGGATGCAAACAATACACCACCCAGCATTCATATTTGCTATTCCAAATAACCTTGCCACACAGCTCTGTGATTTTTGCGTCGCGAGTAAAAAAGTCCGCCGCCGTTCCGCCCATCACCAAAACCACAAGCGGATTCACCGCTCTTATTTCGCGGTCCAACCAGAGTTGTCCGCATTTGTGAGCATAGGATATGTTCGAAAGTTTATTGTCCGGCGGTCTACATTTGACGACATTGTTCACATATAAATATGGACGCAAAATTTTCCGCTCAGCAAGCGCATTCCATAGCACGCTTCCAGATCGACCAACCAAACCGGAGCCGGCCTTATCCTCCCTCTCTCCTGGAGCCTCTGCTATTACCATGGCATCAAATTTGCCGATGCTAGGAGGCACCGGAGCGCGACAACTCTGCCGCAGCGAACACGCTGTGCAGTCGGCAAGTTCTTCCTCGAATAGCCGACAAGGATTGTCTTCCCTTTTGCCCAGCGGCAACATGGGCAAAAAAGCCAAATCAACTTCACCGGTCAGCTCCTCGAGGAAAGTTAATTTCCTCACGAGCAATTTTATATCGCGGCCATGGCGCGTCGCCATAACAGAAGTGCGCAACAGCACCCAACAATCTTCTGCCGCTTCGATTCGCTTCTTATAGGTGATATTTTCGCCTTTGTGTGTGAGATTAGGATCGAACGTCAGCATAATATGGCTGGTGCCATCGAAGAAGTTGCAATACGCGCCGCCCAGGTCGTCCGCAAATCCGCGACTTGTCGCGTCTTTCGTTATGCGATCGCGATATCCGTATTTGATTTTGTCGATGCGCCCGATAAAATTCGCTTCGGAGCCGCCAGCCAATTCTTTGTTGAGCACACTCTTCACCGTCTGCAATTCGATCCTTTTTTTTACACGTCGCACAAGTGCAGAGATTCTATACAACGGATCAGAAGACGGACTAAAATCAACAACGTCGCCAACCAATCTAAGCACAGCCTCCGCCTCGTCGTCTGGATCCAACTCGAATTTGCCGCCAAACACTTCATCTATATTCTGACTTGACAGCACGCCAACACACAAGGATCGGAGAGCGCCGGCACGACCAAGGTTCTGCACCACGCGCTTATTCACGACACGACGCGGCACCGCTTTCAGAAATGATTCAAGATCGATCCACTTGCTCGCACGCGCCCGAATGATCTCGTTTGCAGAGCGGTCGGAAACTGAGGACACGCTATTCAAGCCAGCACGCAAGGTATTCAGTCCATCTATTTTCCAATTCTTGTCGGAAAAGTTTATGTCCGGCAGCAAAACCTTGACACCGTTCTTGCGCGCATCATCAACGTATTCGGTACGCTTGTCGATAGTGGCGAAGTTTATCAGCGAACAATAAAATTCTGTCGGATAATAAACTTTCAGCCACATAGTCCAATAGCCGAGCATGGTGTATGCCACTGCGTGACTTCTGTTGAAGCCATACGAGCCGAAAAATACCATCTTGTCAAATACCGCGCTCGCTTCTTCCTCGCTCATAGTTTCCCGGAGAGCGCAGCCGTCCATGAATTCCTTTTTGAAGCTGGCCAGCTTCGCCGTTCCTTCGCTTTTTGAAATCACTTTGCGAATAGTGTCCACTGTGCGCCAACCGATGCCCGCACCTTGGTATAACACCTGCATGATCTGCTCCTGATATAGCATGATCCCGAAAGTGTCAGCGGTCAATTTGTCATAAAATTCCGAAACTGATGTGACCGCTTTGTGCTGGTTTTTTATCTCACAATATTCGGTAGTCATCCCAGACTTCAGTGTGCCAGGACGCCAGAGCGCGTTCACGTCAACCAGCCGATTAAAATCCTCGATACCAACTTCTCGACAATATACACTCAAGCCGGTCGTGCCAAACTGAAACACCCCGATCGTGTTTCCCTTGCGAAAATTCTCGAGCACCTTCTGATCATCCAGCGGAATGTTTTCGTATACCACATCCACGGCGTGGTTCTCCATTATCAGTTCCTTCGCCCTGCACAGAACCGTCAGCGTACTCAGCCCAAGAACATCCAGCTTCATCAGTCCGAAATCATCCAGATCGCGCTTATCCCAATTGACTGAGCGGACATTATCCTTCGCGTTTATCACCACACAGCGCTTGCCGTCATACAGCGTTTCCTTCGAGACCACCACGCCGGCGGCATGTATTCCGCCTTGCCGAATAATTCCCTCGAGCGCTTGCGCAACCTTTACCACCTTTGGATATTTGCGCTTGAATTCTTTGCACTCTTCAAAAAGCGAAAAGGCATCCTCGATCGAATAGTCCTCCCGCGCATCGCCGCCGCTCCGCTTTATGATCGCCTTGGCAGCACGGCTGGCTTCTTCGTTCGAGACACTAAAAACTCTCGAGGCATCACGGAGCGCTTGTCTCCCGTGCATCTCGTTGAACGTGCGCACCTGCGCCACATTCTCCTCGCCATATTGCTTGCGCAAATAACTGATGATCTCCTCACGCCGGTCGTCCTGAAAATCAACATCTATATCCGGCAAGTCTATGCGGCCAGGACTGATGAACCGCTCAAACGAAAGATTCCACGCCACAGAGTCAACGCTTGTGATCTCGAGACACCACGCAAGCAGACTGCCGCCAACAGAGCCGCGCCCAGGACCAACCATCAGATTGTGTTCTCTGCACCACCAAATCAAGTCTGTGAGCACAAGAAAATAAACCGGAAAACCCAGACTGCAGACTTCATTCAGCTCGTGTTGGAGCCGCTCACGATACTTATTCTCGCCAGACTTGCCCATCTTATCCAGACCAGCATACGCCAAATCACTCAAGATTTTTTCCGCTGGTTTTTTGATATGGGCAAAGCGCTTCGGCATCGGAAGGCTCACAAGCATTTTAGGAATCTCGAAATTGCACCGGTCTGCCGGCTGGAGACTGTTTTCTAACATCTGGTCAGCCAGCTTCTGCGGACAACCTTCGGCCACCAGCGTCTCTCGCATCTCTGCTGATGTTTTCATATACAAGCCGGTGACATCAAATTTCCAGCGCGGTTTCTTGTTTCGCGCATCGTCCATGAACGCATGTTGCCCTATACAAAGCGCCGCCTCGTGCGCGGTGTTTTGGTCTTCGTTCAGATAGTGAATGTCGTTTGTGGCCACGATCGGAATGCCGACACGCTTTGATATTTCGAGCGCCTTCTTGAACACCTCCGTCTGCGGCTTCCAGTTCAGCATCGGCTGCGTCTCGAGAAAAAAGTCTTGACCAAATCTCTTCTTGAATTTCTTGACCAAATCTACAAAATTCGGATGCGACAGCACGCCGCTCACACAAGCGCTCATTATCACCACATCTTCGAGACCAAGCACTTGTTCCCAAGTCAAAAGCGGACGATGGTAGAACTGCTCTTGGTTCGCCACCGTGAGCGCCCGCATAATATTCTGAAAGCCAGCAAAGTTTTTGGCCAGCGCCAGCGTGTGATATCGTTTGAGTCCCTTTACCTTCTCGAATTTGTCGACCACATACAGCTCGCAGCCAACGATCGGCTTCACATCCTGCCTTTTGCATTCCTTGTAAAATTTGACAACGCCATCGACATTCCCGTGATTAGTCTGAGCAAGCGCCTTGTATCCAAGCGCCTTTGCCTTCTGTACCATTTCCGTGGTCTTGCAAATTCCATCCAGCATGCTATATTGATCGTGAACATGTAGGTGGACGAATTCAGCCATCTCCAGTCGCCTTTCTTTTAATCAAGCCTTTTTCGCGTTTTTCATTATCTTTTCAAATTGCTCTTTTGATAGAGGAGCTGGCGCATTCGCAGGAATAATTCGCTGCTGCTGATTGTCTTCCTTTTTTATCGCCACCCAGCCAATCTCAGCTTTGACGAATATAGGCATGTGCTCCGCGCCACAGCGCAAACAGGTCCGCTCTTCTGTTCCGGCATAGGCGATCATGGAGAGCTGCGTGATCGACGGATTTCTGAGATTGACCATAAGCGGCTCGTGTACTTTGAGTGTAACTCCGCAATTCCCGCAATTGATTTCTCTGATAGGAGGAGCGCTTGCTCCTGAATTGTTCGTCATCGCAGCCGCCTTTCTTTTTTTATTGTCATCCCTGCTGCTGGCCACCATCGAAATTGATAGCGCGCCCGCTGAACATCTCGCCCGCCGGAATATTCATAGCAAACCATGCCACCTGCGCAATCTCTTCTGGCAACGTGAATCTCTTGAGCGGAACATTTTTGACTATCTCTTTCATATACTGCTCGCGATTCCATCCCCGTTGCGCCCACAGTTCAATCTGGGTGTTCATATCCATATCCGTATCAAGCACCGGCCCGAAATTCAGGACCGTCACACGATACCCTTGCGGAGCCAACTCGCGACTCATACACGCCGCCATATGGACCACACCGGCCTTGGACGCGCCGTATGCTGCTGACTTTGTCTTGGCCACATACGACGTATTTGATCCCAGAATCACATAATGGAACGGGCTGTGGCACAAGTCGACGGGAAACCGCGCGAGTGCGGTCTGTTTCAAAAATTCCTGCATACAGAGAAACGGAGCCGTCAAATTCAACCGCAGCGTAGTCTCCCAGTTCTCCCTTGTGTATTCCTGCACCGAGGCGATTCGATTGTAGCCGGCAGCATATATCATGCCGGCAAATTGGTCCCGGAAAATATCCACGCCAGCACGAACAGCGCTCTGAATCTCAACATCATTCATCAAATCGGTATAACAGAATTCCACTCCATCCTCGAGCGGTGCGCTATCGCAAGCGCCTTTCAGATCGCAAACGATCACCCGCCAGCCGCCACGCGCAAAGTATTTCGCAATCGCCCAACCAACCGAATTTGAACGCGCACCACCAAACATCAGAAGCGATTTTTTGCTAGCACCCATAGCGCACCACTCCTCCGTTTTCTGTCTCCGAGAAATCCTCTTCGACCATTTCAATCACAAACTGAGCGGCGGCGCGCAGCGGAATTTCCTTTCCGTCCTTCCAGCCAAAACGTTGCCGGTCACGCTCCTCCTGCACCGTGATTCCGCGCAGCTCCGCTTGTCGCTGATCGATATAGCGCGACATCTTTGTTCCGCCCAGCTTGCCAAAGTTGATTTGGCAAACACGAATCCGGTCTCCATAGTCCTTGGCCAGAGATCTTGTAACGCCGGTGAGCGCGTGTTTGCTTGCAACATACGCGGCACTGTACGCGCCAGCCTGAGTCGACGCGCTCGAGCCTATATTCACCACAATCGGACGCACTCCGAACAAATTGTCTTTGACCAGCTTTGCCGTCAACATCAGCGGGAAAAATACGTTCACGCGAAATACATCAGAAAAACTTTGCTCCTCCATCTCGTCCGTTTCGCAGATCAGATTCTTCCCAGCACAATTGACCAAAACATTCGGAAGATAGCCGACAGTTCTGATGCTACGCTCTATCTCAAACACAGCGCCGCGCCAATCTGTAAAGTCGCATCGAATGTCGTGAACCACCGCGCTCTCGCGGTCTGCTATTGGTCTACTTCCAACTCTATATGCTGATCGGCAGAGGACATTCAATATCTCCTCACCCAGCCCGCTCGTTCCGCCCGTCACCATCCAAGTTCTCATTCTGAGTTCCTTCCATCACCTGTATCTTCCTGTTCAAATACCACCGCGCCTTTTTCAAATCACCAAGATCGGATCCTTTATGGCCATAGCGTCCAACATACTTCACCACGTTCCCCAAATGCCAATCCAGATTCCAATCTTCGATCACATCGATCACTTCAAATTTGCCTCGTGTATAATGCGCAGGATGATTGATTATTTCGTCGCTCATCACTCCCTCCTCACCCACACGCCTTCCGGTATTCATTCCGACTTGCACACATCGGTCATCCCACAAAATGGCCATACCAAAATCCTTTACGTTTGTGATTGGAAGAATACGACCGAGATGTTCAAGACACCATCTTTTTATATGCTCAAGCTGCGCCGGTCCGTTTGCCACACGCGCCGTGAATATCCGAACGTCCTCGCCGGCGTTGAGCCACGCCTTCACGCGACTCACCATTGCCGGCACCGGCGCACCGATATGCTCCTCACCTTCCCAGTGGCTGTAATTGGCAAGCGTTCCGTCCAGATCAACTCCGATCCATCCCATCATACAGATTTCCTCTCCAAACAAGTCGCCTCAATTGCACTTCGAAATCAAAAAGGCAACCGCAATCAACAAAAAAAACGGAATCACAAAAACAGAAGCCACCTGCGCGAGCGCGCAACCTGTGCCTTCTTTTTTATATTCAACCTTCCCGTCTCTCCCAATCGTCATCATGGCGGCCTCATCACATAGTTTTGCCGGACCTTGACGCCGGCGTCGCTTCGTGTCGCACATCCTCCCACACACCATATATATCGATCAGCTGGTTTTTGTCTGGCAGATAAGTAAGCGCCTGAATCGGACACTCAGTATAACGCGGAAAGCAGCAAGTGCCGTGGTTCACGCAGAAAACTTCGATCCAACCCAGCGCCCACGGATGCACCCTATACACAGCTTCACGCATCATCCGAAAAACATTTTGATATTCGCCTTGCGTCCGTGTACAGAGTCGAACTTCGGCCATATGATGAAGCGCCCGCAGACTCAGCTTGGCAATAATGCTCGTCGACACCGCTGTCGGCAAAAGAGCGCGAGCGTTCTGCGCCGGCTCTCCGCTATCCAACGCTTGTTTATATGCCATGGTTTCGAAGTCGAGCGCTACCTCGAACAACTCATAATTCTCCGGATGCACCGGCGGCATCACCACGCCATTCTCAGAAGCGTCCACCGTGCGCTGCGATTCCTGGGCGAATGCAGCCACCGCAGGATTCGCGGCCGGAGAGCCGAATGCCGGATCATCTATGCCAGCTTGGTCCCGCGTCCGAACAAATTGGTGAGTAAATGCACGACTCACACCAGAAATCAAAAACACATAATCTATGAACTCCCAGGAACTTTTAATGGTGTCGCGCATATACGCCAAATGCTCCATCTTGGTTTCATACGACCATGCTTTTATTTCGTCCAACGTGGTTCGACCTTGCAACCGCGTCCCCTTGGTGAAGAGAAGCAACTCGAGCGCGGCTTGGGTGTAATTGATCAACTCCACTTTTGGCTTCACAATATTCACGCGACTCCTCCTTCGTGCGAGGCCAGCACGACATCATACATCGGCCGGTCGATGAAACTTCTTATCTTGAGCGCATCATCATATACGTCGTCCAGCAGAACGTTTCGCCAGCAGCTGAACCTGCCAAGCGAATACACGCCAAATCTTATTGTCAAGTTTAGGATGGTGTCCTTTCGAAAGTCCTCCGGCACCGGCGCGATTTTGCCCATCTGTTTTGAATAGTCCATCAGCTCGACATCGCTTTTCCTTATTCCCAGACTTTCGAAAACAAGCTGGTCCGCCGCCTCATCGTTCGGCGCGTTCTTCACAGCTTCAATAATGAGCAGATCGCGCAAGACTGAGGCACGATATATCGCAATCGACGGATCTGGATAATACATGGTCTGGTAGATATTGCAGTTTTTCACGCGGTATCTGATCACATTTATATATTCCTGCCAGAACTCCACAGCATGATCCCGCCCAACAATCTTGCACATAATCGGCATCGGCAAAGTGGAAATCACAGGCTCTCCCACGCGCTCCACCGGATCACGAGTGTCTGCCAGCCGTATCACTTCCCGATTCAGCGCCGTCACCGAGCAGCCGTAATGAATGCGCCCAGCGCAGCGCTTCAAAAGCATCTCGTGAAAACCTTCCGGCGCAATATAGCGCTCCACATCGCTCAAGTCCAAGATGGATCGCGCATAATAGCCGCCAGCCACCTTTTTCGAATACAGATTGACAAGCCGCAAATCCGGCGTCCGGTATTCGCGGCCATCATAATAGATGGACTTTTTCACTGCCACTTTGTCGAAATTGATAGCGCATATTTTCCCGATCTTATCAGAGCGGAAACGAAGCAGAGCCTTGTGGGTTGGAATTTCTCCTTTGGAGGGAGCCTGTTCGAGCAGAATGGCATCACTATTCAAAACACCAGCCAAGCAGCCAGCCATCCCCGCACCAAGAATATACACGGCAAATCTCCTATAAGCAAAAATGGGCACGACTCGAACAAATAGAATCGCGCCCATTCAAGAGAGGACCGGCGAGCGTCACTTTTTGTAGAAGATGATCTTGTCGTCTTCGATCTTCTTGCCCATGAGTCCGCGATCCTTCATGTAGGAAAATCCCTTCAGCGCCCTGGCTCTGACGTTGTCGGACTTCACGCCGGAGGCCTCGATCGTCTTGCACAGCTCTTCCAAAGTGATCTCCGGTTTCGCTGTGAGCGCCTTCATGACCACCACAATGCTCGTCCCGTCGCGAAATTGCAGATCCTCCGCAAACTTCACAAACGGCTTTTTCTCTTTCGCCGTCACCGCCGGCTTCTTCTTTCCGGTTGCAGCAGCCACCGGCTTCTTCTTTCCAGCCGCTTCCGGCGGCGGAGTCTTCTTTTCCTTCTTCTTGTTCTTGTCAGCCATTTCAGAGTCTCCTTCTTCTGCTGGTGGAATCCAAACAACTAGGTTTTGGGGCCACTTCACACACACCTTATAATCCTGACACCGCGCACACTGTTCCTCGCTCAAGTCCGCGAGCGGGAGTCCTTTCGGATGCTGTTTGCCAAAGCACATGTGCGGATCGCGAGCCAGCCGCTCATAACAATCCTTACAAACCATGGATGGTATAAAAATCTTGCCAGAGTTCACATGCTCTGGAGTGTTAAAGTTTTTTGCGCACATGCAACAACTTATCTTTTGAACGCCCATGTTATTATTATCCCCAAATAAAATGGTTTGGCGAAAAATCTTTTCAATATCTCGAAAGCTGGAACAGAGCGGCGCGCATATCCTTATCACTCATTCCGGAAACTCGTTGCAAGTCCGCGAGCGAGCATCGACTCAAATTGCGATAGTGATTCAAAAGCGTCCGCAGCAGCGCCTTCGCCTTTTCGTTTCCTTTCGACGCCAGCACGTCGACCACGCGCAGCCAGAAATTATCAGGCACCTTGCTGACCTCCGGCAACTGATCCACGGCGATAGTTTGCGGCAGATGTCGAAACTCACGCTCCATATGTTTGAATCGACCAATCAGCTTGGCGATGGAATAGCTGCTCAGTTTCGCGCCGCGATCAAAGTTATATTCACGCGCCGCTTTAATCAAAACCATCCGCGCCTCCTGAAGAAAATCCTGCAACTCGAGCGCCGGATCTTTACTTTTCAGGAAAGCCTTCCATGCCAGATTCTCGGCATATTTTTGAACTTGAAACTCTGGCATCTTTCTCCTTTTGCGCATCATAATCCTCCCGTTTGACCATAACCCAAGAACTCGAGCACAGAGTCAGCTCTTCGATCGACTCTGTTGTGGCAAGTGGCTTTATGCAGCGGAGCCGACAAAACGTATTTCCGGAGCCATTGTAAATCACAACCCCAGTGAGAAACTGATGTCCTTCCGGAAAGTAAAATGCAACATTCGGACCAAGCGCTCCGAGTTGAGCCGGCACCATCCCTTCGTATGGCCGAGGCGGAGACTCCCTTTTTCCGTAGATTTTTTGAACCAACGGCTGAGCCGACTTGGTTGCGGCCGACGAGCGCCGGCAAGACTGAATTTTAGGCTTTCGGCGCTTGCCGGAAAGCGTTCTAGACCTATTCAAAATGGGCATACATCACGCTCCTGCTGGGCAAGGCTGGGTTTTTTAGGATCGGCGCATAGGTTTCCCCACAAACCGGTTTCGATTAGCTCAAATTGGCTGTTATTGGTCCCCAGAATCACCTCGATATTGGCTGCTTTCCCAGCCGCAATCTTGGCGAGATGCGCATCCAGAGAACCTTCGAGCACAAGGTGAGTCACCAGAACTGAATTCTTTTGACCAATTCGGTGAGCGCGATCTTCGGCTTGCCGAATGCGCTCTGGAACCACATCTTCTTCTACAAAAATCACATGACTCGCCGCCGTCATATTCAGACCGGCACCAGCCGCTCCAATCGAGCCAAAAAACAGACCCACACTTTCGTCAGTTTGAAACCGGTCGACTATTGCTTGCCTCTTATCTGGTTGAATGCCACCGTGAATCAGAAGCGAATTTTTGAATTCGCGATGGAGCCGCTCGAGAACGTCGCGATGATGTCCGAAGACAAGCGCCTTGTGCGGTTCCTCTTCCATAATTTCCTGCAAATAATCTATCACATACGGCAATTTTCGCACGCCCGTTTCGTGGCGTTTCTCGCTGAATTCTTCAAACTTCACTTTCAAACCCTCAGCGAGCGCGGCCACCAGCTGGCGATAGGCATCTTCGTTTCCAGCCAGTTTTGCAGCCTTGACCGCTTCGCGCAGCGTCTGCAATTCGGCAGTCTTCCTATTCCACTCGCTCAATTCTTCCGCAAGAAATTTTTTCAAACCGCTGTCTTCGACCGGAATCTCTATCACTTGATATTGCTTTTCCGGCAGATCCTTGAGAACGTCGCGCTTCAACCGGCGAATCATGACCGTCTCTCGCAGCTTGCGCTGCAACTCCTCCTTATTACTTGCACCAGAAAAATCCCAGCCATATCCATCATTGTGCGCATCGCAATAGCGCTGGACAAAACTCCAAAAACTCGGCCACGACCGCGCATCCAAATAGCGCAGAATCCCGAAAATCTCGATCGGACTATTTTCGATTGGTGATCCCGTTGTCGCTATCGCATATCGAGCGCGAATCGCCGACACCTTCGGCTCGTCAGGTTTTTTAGGAACGCGCCCCAGAACCATTGCAGTGCGCTGCGCCTTCGGATTCTTGATAAGATGGGACTCGTCCATCACGAGCAGATCCCAATCCACAGCGTCAATCTGCGCTTTGTGGCGCACAAGAATATCATAATTTATAATGATGATATCTGCCACTGGCCAGATCGCGCTGTACGCCAATTCCACTGACAGGCTCCTCGTAAGCCAACGGCGGACTTCGCCAAGCCAATTCAGGCGCAGTGATGCCTTGGTAATTATGAGAACTTTCCGAATCGTCTGAAGCGCGTTAATAACGCCAATAACCTGAATCGTCTTACCAAGACCCATTTCGTCAGCGATCAGAACGCGCTTCTTCTCCAAAGCGAATGCAACTCCTGCCTTCTGAAAGCCATAATACTCCAGGCCATCAGGAGCAGGAATCGAAAGGTCTGCAGATGTAGCGGAGGACAACTCTAAAATCGCCGCCTGTTTTTCCAGCGCGGCCTTCAGTACAACTTGACAAGCCGAATCAGCATACTGGGCGAGCATTCTCGCCTTCGAGAGATCTTGCGTCGCCCAGTGTTTTTCGACAAGTCTGTTCCAAATAAAATTCGCGGCTTTCGGAATCTCCCTATCTTCGTAAGCCGACTCCAACTTGAAAATATTCGCCTCAGAATCATAGGTTAATATCACGCCATCATCCTCCATAACCTATCAAATGAAGTGTTTATTTTCTGCCGCGCTTCCATCGGGACATAGCCGATGCGCATCTCTTCCTTCATCGCGGCATAAACAGCATTGCCGATCCAAACGCCGTGATTGGCCATCGAGCGCAATCTCTGCAGCTCGGCATAATCAGCATCTGTTACAAAAACACCACCTTGCGGTTTCTGTTTTGGCGCAGCGGCTTGTTGCGGTTTCTGTTTTGGCGCAGCGGCTTGTTGCGGTGACGATCTTTTTATCGCCGGCGGAGGCTGAACCTTTTCGTCAAGAGATTTTTCGATTGCATCAGCCAGCATCTTCGAGTCTGGATCAACCAGCTTGTGTCGATTGTTCTTCGGTCCCCAGAACACAGTGATTGTGTCATCTGCGCTATTCTGGAAATTGAGAGCGAGCGGTTGCCCATCCATCGACTCGAAATAATGCGTGACCAAATGGCCCCGCTGAGTCAACTCGCGACGCAAACCTTCCCGCAAAATCTTGAAACAACCCACAAATGTCGCACTCACCATTTTAGTCTCCTTTTCTACAAGCGCATTTGTGAGCAGGAAATGGCGGCGCGGTGAAGCGCGAGCCTTGAAATCGACGCGATTTCCCGATGTTCCTGCTCAGTCACCGGAATGCGCTGTTGGAGACAGCGATTTGGCGATTGCGGATTTGGCCCGCGTTCGCCCACACTTGCTGGCCGGACTTGTGACCGGCTCTAAGCGCATTAAAGGACAGCAGAAGATGATCTGCTGGAGCCTCCACTCTGCTATTCAATAATCTCGACCACGATTCTAAGCGCCGCCGCTTGGCTGATACAGTTCTGCGTTCCTTTTGATGCTGATATATTACTATGGAACGCAATAACCAAATCAGGATTTTCCGCAAGCATCCTTCTATTCCTCTAAGCGCCCTCATCACAGTAGCTCATCAAGCGCTTTTTTAATCTCAATCTTATCCATCTCGGACTGACCAAACTCAACTTGCTCGAGCGCGCCGTCGACCCTGCTTTCGAAATACAGCGAAGCCATTCGTTTTGCAGCATTATACGAACCGTGAACTCTGTCCAATTCAGCTCTGTCCAATTCTTCCGGACACCAGCGCGTGGCCGACGAATATTTCGTAACACCAATCACAAAACAATCGAACAACAAATTCGTGCGCACGCCACCAATAACATTCGTTCTCTCTGTCATCTTATCGACATACGCCCAAAGCCAGCCGTCGATTTCGACTGCGTCGTCAGAATTCACTCGCACATCGACCTTGATTTCGAGCATCGTAAAAAGTTGACTCAAAACATCGAAAAGAGATTTCACCGTGTTCAACTTTTCTGTTTCCATAGTCTCCTCCGGACTTGTGACCGGTCGACCCACCTTGAGTCGGCGCATTAGACCGGCACTCAACACCGGTCCACTCTGCTAGGAATCCCATCGCCAGTCTTCTCTGTGCTCGGCAAGATGGTTCTGGGCCAGTTCAATAATCACACCAGCGTGATGGCGGTCCACCCATCGCTCGAGCGGCTCTCCGATCTTGAGACCCCGCAGAGAGCACGGCACGCCATAACCGCCCACGGATTTCACTTCGATAATGTCAAAATCATCCACACACGCCGCCGCATAATCCACGACAATATCAAACTCACAGCCGTCCAACTCCACGCGCTCGAATTCAGCTCGTGTGTAGCCTTTTGCCACTGACTTCATGTTAGTCTCCTCCGGACTTGTGACCGGTGCGCTCACCATGAGCGCAGCGCATTAAGACCGGCGTCGAGCACCGGTCCCACTCTGCTACATCACACAGATTCTATTCGCAAGCACCGTGATGGTGTCTCTCCGTTTCTTCATCAATCTGGAAATCAGACCGTCGAGAGCCGAATCTATCCGCTCACGATGATACAGAATCGCTGCTGGATTCAGAACTGTAACCTTGCCAACTTCCGGAAGAACGCGAACGATCTCTGTCCGGCTCCATTTCCCGAGCGAATAAACTTGCACAGCCATTCCGGAGCGCAGCTTGTCAGTGCGATCCTTCATGCACTCGCCCATTCGCTTACGACTCGCCCTGAATAACTCAGCACGCCGATCCATAAAATCAAGACCAGCCGTCACCATCTTCTCGGCTTCAGCGCCACTCACACCAAGAACAGATTCAAGCATCCGATCCGGAACGTTATAAACTTTGCCCGACCCCGCTCGAACCATATATTTGGAGCGACATCTATTTGCTGAGAACACCACGCCAAGAACAACCTTTCCCTGCCGGCCTCTAAACTGCACAGACTCTCCTATTACAAAATGCATCTTCGTCTCCATTTTCCGGACTTGTGACCGGTCGACCCACCTTGAGTCGGCACATTAAGACCGGCATTGAGCGCCGGTCCCACTCTGCAAAACTAAGCAGAACCAAACATATTCTTGGCCAACCGGAGAGCGCAGAAGTTGCGCATAGCCGATGTCGCCATCTTCTTTTCTTTCATCTTCCCACAAACATAACACACACCGGCCTTCTGCGCCGGCACGCTCTACTCACAATTCGCGCACAGCGTCTGAGTCACTGGTCCGATAAACATCCGCCCGCAATCCTTGCACGGAATCTTGCACAGAGTATTCAGACCAGAAGCGCCAAACAAATCCATCATCACATCCGCCGCCGTCGGCTGAGCGCCGGTGAACTTCGTCCCATGAGGGAGCGTCCCGCCGGCAAAGATCTTGCCCAGCGGCTGAGAAGCGCCAGCGGCGTCTTCGTCTTCGTCTTCGTCTTCGTCTTCGTCTTCGTCTTCGTCATCGTCAAAAAGACCAAGCTGTTCTTGGACCGCGTCCAACAACGGATTCCGGCAACGCCCACAGCGCGCCGTCTGTGCTTTGCTATCCTCGATCTTGTTCTTGGTTCCGCAAGCATCGCACTCAACTATAATTGTCGCCATCTTCTTGTCTCCAATTTCAAAATCCGGACTTGTGACCGGTCGACCCACCTTGAGTCGGCGCATTAAGACCGGCATTGAGCGCCGGTCACACTCTGCTATACTTATAGTTCTTCTTCGCTCGGCTGAAATCCCTCACGCCGGTCGATCATCAGACTGATCTCCTGGAGAACACCACCCAGCATGCGAAGATGCTCAACGTTTTTCTTTCCCTGCACTTTTACTTCGATGTCGATTTTATACGCGCCGTCGAAACCATTAAGCACCAATTCACCGTCGACCCAATTACTGACATACCGAACCAAACCGCTGATCCGTTCAATCACCTGAGCATCCGTCATGTTTCTAAGCAAAGGCATTTTTTTATCTCCGTTTTCCGGACTTGTGACCGGTGCGCTCACCATGAGCGCAGCGCATTAAGACCGGCGTCGAGCACCGGTCCCACTCTGCTATCGACCACTCTCCTCTCGCAATTTCGCCGGAACGTTATGGCGCATCCAGCCCAGAATATCGGGCATCATCGCCTGCAATCGATCCTTGCGAATATAATCGGAATACCGGTGCTCGAGCGCCTCGAAATCCGGTCCATGATCACCGGCTGGTCCACTCTGATACATACCAAGTCGAATCGGCTGAAGCGAATTCAAAAGAGCGCCGTGGCACAACTCGTGAAAAATCACACCTTTTACTTCACTAAGAAAAAAACCATGCTCCAGCATCTTGTGGAAATAAGCATTCAAATATATGACTCGCGTGTTCCCGTCATACATCCCAAACGTCACACCACACAGCCCGTACTGCATTTCCCGCCAGTCACTAAAAAATCTCGTGAATTTGACTCCGATCACCAACCCAATTTCATTGAGATAATCTCGGTCGAATTCCAAAGCGATTCGCGTGAGCATTCCTTCGATCGTTTCCTTTGTCATTTTCTTTGTCTCCATTTTCCGGACTTGTGACCGGTGAGCGGACAGCCCGCTCGCGCATTAAGCCGGAGCGCGATTGCTCCAGCCCACTCTGCACTGATTAGATTCTCTCCCACCCAGGTTTCCCGTTCACTTTCACGCGGCGCAGCTTTCCGAACTTGATCAGAAATCCTGCGACCATCATGACGCGACAAACCAAATTGGAAGACTGAAACTTTCCCGTTACCGCCGCAACCACTTCTTCTTTCGTGATCTGCGGTTTCGAGAAAAGGACTTGAGTAATAATATCGGCGCTCGAGCCAGGACGCCATTGCGGCACGCCGTCTGGACCAAGCGGAGCCAGATTAGACGGATGCCCCGTAGACTTCACAGAGCGTGGACTCGCAGTCGAGCCGACCACCTTGGGCGCTCGCGGAGATGTGCGCTTTGCTTTTGCGATTACATCCCGCGCCACCTTCTCTGCTTTCGCCTTCTGTTTCACTTCCAGCCTAGCAATAAAATCTTCCAGATTTGGCGGACTCACCTTCGCAGCCATCTTCTGAAGTGTAAGCAAGCACATTCTGAGCGAGACTTCTTTCTCGTGAATAAATGTTGTGCCCATCGCTTGCGCCTTGCACTTGTTCGCGCGATCCCACAGCTTTTCAGAGTCCGCAGGAACGTACATCGCGTTTGGATTGCGCAGCTGAAGAACTTTCAGGCTTCCACAAACGCCCGTCATAATTCCAACAGCCTGAACCAGAGCGCTACATCGCGCCTCTACACTGTCAGCCTGTTTGGAAAAAGACGAATACAATTTATTCAAAATCATCTTTGCGTTCATCTTAGTCTCCTCCGGACTTGTGACCGGTGCGCTCACCACGAGCGCAGCGCATTAAGCCGGAGCGCGATTGCTCCAGCCCACTCTGCACTGATTAGATTTATGCGGAGATAAGAATGCGGTCCGCAACCTTGAGGAACTTCACTTCGAAGTCACCCATTCCCGTGATCTCCTCGTGAACGCCACCGGTAATTGAACTGATCCGCCGGAGCATTTCGCCATTCCCGTGATCGCATTCAGACCCGCCACCGATGTAAATGGTATCGATGATCACGCCAGCACTCTTCGCCTGTTCTGCCGCTTCGAGACAAAGATGGAGATCCTGAATCTGACCATCGCTCGTCAAGATGATTCGCGGAATCATGCCCTTCCCCTTCTTGAGAAGAGTCAAGCCAGCGCGGATTCCTTTGCTTGCATTGGTTCCGCCGCCCATATGCCCGATCAAATTCACGCCGCCCTCGATTTCCGCCAGACTACTGGAGCCACGAAGATGGATGTGGGCCTTGCTGCCAAACTCGACGATCGCCACTTTCATCCCGTCCGCCTTCGCGCCAATCTTATCTTTGGCATAACGGAGAATAACCTTCTTCTCCAATTCCACCTTGTTAAGACCGTCGCCTGAATTGATACCCCAAAACATACTTCCGGAGCCGTCAAGCACAAAGGCCAGATACTGGAAGGTGTCCATAAAGTCTGCCAGATCCATCATTCCCGTTTCGAGAATTGCCTGCTCTTCGGTTGTGGTCAAGTTGCGATCGGTGATGATGATAGAATTGTTCGCGTTCATTTTCTTGTCTCCAATTTCAAAAACCGGACTTGTGACCGGAGGCTCCACCATGGAGCCGCGCATTAAGACCGGCGTCGAGCGCCGGACCCACTCTGCTATCGACCGCTCTCCTCAAGCGAAATTCCTTTTAGAGCGTCTTCGTAGATCAGCTTTGCTCTTTTCATAAGATCGGCAAGCGCGAGTCCTATCATATTATTCTTGGTGTGATATTTGTAATATTCATCCTCAGCGGACTTCAAATATGCCGCCGCCGTCGCGATCTCTTTTATCTGTTTTGCGTTCATCTTAGCCTCCTCCGGACTTGTGACCGGTGCGCTCACCATGAGCGCAGCGCATTAAGACCGGCGTCGAGCACCGGTCCCACTCTGCTAGAATCCAGACACCATGCTGGCGCACTCAGGACCGATCCCAGCCGCCACCGATTCCGGCACTGTAAGAGCACGTCCGCAACGGCAACATCGCCCCATATGCCAGAACAAAATGAATTCCGGCACTGAGTTTGCTTTCAGATTCTTGAAGAACCAAGCAAAAACTCGAACGCTCTGTGCATCGTTTCCGATGCCGCCCTTGCGACTGTGGAAGAATTCGCCGGCTTTGATAAAGCCAATGAAAGTGTAATTGGAAAGATTATCCGGTCCGGTGAGAACACAGACCCAATGGGTGACTTCGCTTTCCTTTTTGTTCGCGCTCACGCGGAACGTGAAGCGATTTCCGCTTTGAGTATTCTCTATCGTAAAATAGGCATTGCCGGCCAGGACGAAAGCGAGCCGCTCAGCGTTCTCGCGGATCTTTCCGTCCAGCACTGGCTTCACATCACATTCGAGCTTCAGCGGCAAGTTCGTCGACACAGCAAACAGTTTGCGAAACGTTCCCTCGAGCGTCTGTACTTTTTCGTTTTCCATAGTCTCCTTCCGGACTTGTGACCGGTGACTCGCCATGAGCCAGCGCATTTGCGGAAAGGAAATGCGTTTCCTTCCCGCCACTCTGCAATTCATTTTAGAGACGGCTCAGCGCTTTCGCGCGTCTTCGCCACATCAGTTTTTTCTACTCTCCGTCGCTCGCTACCCGTCCATCTTACCGTCGATCCGTTTTTTCGCGCGTGCCGCAGTTTCAAATCGCTTTGGATTCTGCGCTGCTATTCTGGGATGGAGTATCACGAGTCCTAGATTTCGTCCGTAACCGGACTGTTACCGGTCTGCAAGCAGTTCAGTCTGCTCGTCGCCTCAGAGATTTTGCCTACTGGCTTCCCACTTTCGTGGATCATCGCTTTCGGGGTCTCGTTTGTTTTGGCTCTGGATTTTTTTGTTTTCGGTTGGCGTCTTACCGCCCCTTTTCCCGCTGGGTTTTTTCTCTTATGAGAGTTTGGCTCCGGTCGGAATTTCGCCGCCGGACTTCACCATCTGCCGAGGCCACCGCGCTCTCTGCCCTTTCTTTTTTCCCGCTTCCGGCGTTGCCCCAGTCAGCCGTTTTCGGCCTCAGTTGGGGTCGCGTTTCCGCGAGTTATTTCGTTTGGCTTCCCGCCACCCCCCTCCCTGTATGTATTTCGTATCTCATACCATTATCTTGCGCCTAATGCTTTCAGATAAAAAGGATTATTTTCTCCAATGTTTATGCATTCGCGGACAGTGTCGATCCACAGAAGGTGCATGAACACACACCAGAAATGATGCATTTTTTTGTGTCCCAGATCTTGATAAGAATCAACCAGTTACGGGCACACCTTTACACAAAAAATGGCCAAAAAATAACTTTTGGCCATTTATTTCACTGAGTTTTGCGGCGGATTATTCGACAAATTCACACAGCCTTTTTTTGCTTTGGCCGGCCACGACGGAGATTCATTTTTTTTACAGCGAGAATGTCCCGGCGCAAAAACAATTTCGTATGCCCCATCGAAAAAACCGGACGCAAATAACCGCGCCGCATCAAGTAATCCAGTCCCTGCGCGGCCACCCCATACAACTCCGCAGCAACGCGCCGCGTCAGCAAACTTTTCGTGTCGACTATCACACAGCCTCCCTCACCTCAAAAGTGTTATCAAACTCTCTTCAGACTCTTCTGCCGGGTCTTTTGCCGTCACCGAAACGATGCGCACTGCCACATTGCGAAAAGCATCCAGCTGCTCTCGCATAAGTGCCGCCTCACGCGCTGCATCTCTATCAAGCACAATCAAAAAATTTTTGAATTGTCGAAACAATTCCCGTTTTTCGATCGTCAATTCCTTCCCACCAATTGCGGTCGCAGTCCAAGAATTAAGAACTCCATCACGCTGAATAACGCGCTCGACCGCAAGCGCGTCCGCCCAGCCTTCTGTTATCACGACAGTTTTCGCGTGAGCGAGCGCTGCATCATAATTGAAAATCGCTTCTGCCGCTCGAGCGCCTATTGGATAGCGGACCTTGCGCTCCGCTTTGCCGGTGAAATCGCGCGCAACAAAACTCACCAGCGCACCGTTCAGACGAATCGGCACGATAATTCGAAAGGCATATTTTCCGGTGATGCAAAATCCAATTCCATGCCGGACCACTTGCTCCTGGGTGATCCGCCGGCCAGCAAGATAACTCATAGCAATTTGCCCGAAATGTCCACCGCGAGGGAGGCGGCTGAATTCCTTCGGCAATTGAATTTTTCCTGATTCGATTTCCTTACTATAAAAATGAACAGCCTCATCAGCGATTCGCGCCGCTTCGTTCCACGTTATGTTTTGAAGACGCGCGATCAGCTTTGTGAGCCGGCCCTTTTCGCCGCAGCCGTGACAAATGAAAACCTTCTTGTCGACATTCACGCAACAGCTGGGCGAATGCTCCTGATGCCATGGACACAGAATAGTCCACTCGCCTCCGGTGCCACGATGCGCTCTCGGTTGCCCAGAAATTACCTGTTCCGCGTTCACGCCGTCTTCTCTGCCTTATATATAATGAAGGACCGACTCACAGCCAAACCTGCCTCGAGAAAGGACTCTATCGGCTTCGGCCTTGCGAATGCCTTTATCTTACACGGCGCGCAAATTTGGATATTCCTTTTTCTTTGATATTTCCGACCAAACTCGACTATCAGCCCACTCGTCTCCGCCATCTTCAGACACCAGCGACATTCCATCATAATCCACACCTCAGTCGAAGGAACAATGCGACGCCCGCCAGAATCGTATTGATCGTCCCCATAAGCTGTCCAAGTAAGAATCCGAGCGCAGCCCATCTGACTGCTGACTTAGTCCGTGTCGGAATTGCCAGCCAAAGTTCTCGGACCATCATTTTCTTTCTCCTCCTTCTCCCAGACTTCGCCACAAGCATCCCTAATCACGTTTATCGTCTTTTTCCACTCTCCTACTTTTTCAGGATCAATAACTGCAACTTCCCGCCCATCCTCAGTACATATTTTGATTATTGGCATCGCACCTCATTCCTTCCACCGACCAGCAGCGGTCACTATCGAAACATTGTCAGGAATTTCGCTGCTCCACCGACCAGCTGTGGCGTGAGATGCAACTCTAACAAAGCACCAATACGCCAACCGGCGCGGCAGACACCACGCCAACTGATACCAAAATTTCTCCATTATTTCTCTCCCGATACAGGCTCCAGCTTGACTCTCGCCACTTGATTCGGCTGGAGACTAAGCATCGCCCCAGCCTTCTTCGACAACAACAGAAGTTTATCCTCGTCTGGCATCGTGAACGTGCCATTTATCTTGACGATCACAGATTCCTGCTCTGCCGACACCATGTTAGTCACGCGCACGCGCTGTCCTTCTTTATACATCATGGCGCGACCGTTTAGATTGACGAGAGCGCTCGCCTCGTCTCCGCCATCACTCTGAACCTTCGCCACACCCATGATAGTCAATGTCATCTTCTTCACGTCGCCTATGTCCGCCGCGATCTGCTTAAGCAACGCTCTGGTCTCGATTTGTTGTTGTTGCTGCTGCGCCTCCTCGACCATGTGCGCATTGATACTGGTGACTACGTTCTTGTACTCGTTATAAGTTCCTTTCGCCCAATTACCGCATACGCCCAAAGCACCCAGCGCCAGAGTTGTTGCGATACTTTTCCAGTTTAACCAATCCATCTTATTCTCCGATCTGCACCAAGGGATTTCCACTGTCCAAATTACTACTCCAGCGCCGCCAGCGCCGCCTGTAATTTCGCTCGCATCGCGACCTTCTCGTCTACAACCGGAGCAGAATGCTGATCCATCAGCTCGTGCATAAGCACCACAAACTGATCCACCGTAAGCTGAGCCAAACACACCACGCCCGTTGGCACCGTGCGCGGTGGCTGATATCTGCCAAACATCGTGCCCACCGTCGCGGCCGGATCTCTTGGCGGGACCGCGATCGGGACAATAGGAGGAGGCGGAGATGGCTCCACTATTCCGTGAGCGCGATTGTACTCGGCAATGATCTCCTTAATAGATGGCATACAATTTCTCTCTTTGACATACGCCGCTTGTATCTCGTACCACGCCGAAATCCACTCAACTATCTGCGCCTTATCGAGTCCCGTACTTCCGGCCACAGCATCGATGTCAGCTGGAAACACATATGGTTGTCCGTCGCTCTTGTACGCCCCACGATACTTCAAAGTGAATTCCTGAAAAGTCATCTTCATCTCGGCATCCTCCTTTTCAAATTCCATTAGATTCGACAGGCGTATTTTCGGCCTGAAAAGTTTCCTGTTCTTCTCGGCTGCATTCCCCTTCACTCATTTCCCCGCCCTCGCTGTAGGACTCTTCATCAACTTATTGTAAGCACAGTCCTCGGTATGTCCCTCACTCCGCTTCGCCTCACAAATAGCACAAGTCTCTTCATCGTTGGGATATCCAACTCCCCCCTCGAAGAACTGCCACTCGTACCTTTTGAGCATCTTCACTAGGGCAAGATTCTCAGCCTCCAGCCCCGCGATGCGAACTTCTGCCTTGTCTAGACTGATCTTGACTATGAAGGGGTGACTCATACGCTCTCCGATTCTTTCTCAGCCCAAAGGTAGCAGAATCCATCTTTACCTGTCTTGACGTAGTGTGTACCGCCGCATCTCGGATCAGCCGGTAACGAGTAGGAGGACCACTTGGAGCAGGTAGCAAATCCATCGTGGTACTCGTCGTACCAGTGAGCGCACGCCTTGCAAGTTCGCGCCCTGATCTTTGCAAGCTCGGCCTCCAGCTCCGCGATGCGCTTGTTCTCTGCGTCTATTATGGGCTGTAAACGAATGATCTCATCCTCCAGTTCATATAGGCACTTGTCCTTTTCGGAAATTGTGGCCTCCAGCTCCTTCACCTGAGCCGTAAGTCGATCCGAGGAGTTGACGTACATCTGCCGATCGCGTTCCAGCTCGGCGATCCGATCCCCCATTCGCTTAATGTATTCTGTGTCAGAATCTCTCATTCCCCCTCCTTCACACTCGTTACGGCGGCTCGGGCGGCTACTTGCGCTTGGACCAGAAATCCCGTTGCCATTCCTTGTCTGGATGAATCACAAACTTTTCCATGAGGAATTCTAGATTGGCCTTGAGCATTCTCGCATTTGACGATTTGAGAAGTTCCTTCGTACACCGCTTCAGAACCAAGTAATCAGTATCCAGCTTCCTTGTCATCTCATCCTCCTGCCGGTCGGCTGGCATTCTTGAGTGGAGACCCGTGTCCTGGATCGGGCATAACGTCATCTGCAAGTATCCCTCTTGCATCAGTTATATGGGGCTTGGTTCCCATCACGGTCTCCACAACTTGAGTGGATGCAGTAAGGCACGCGCCTCAGCCAGAGCAATCTTGTGAGATATCAATTCAACCATTTGGCTAATTGTTGAATTATCTAGCTCCACCATTGGACTGCACCCACAACTTGAGTGGCGCAGGTGGGATCGCATGACCCCATGCCGGTATGAAATTGCAGTAGCCTTGGAATCAGCACGGGCGTGCCCCTCCACTCTACATGGAGCACCCAGACTGAAAGCCACCGGCACACATGCCTGCGCCACAAAATCCAAAACTCGTCTATGGCGAAGTCGCCGCCGTCACAGCCTCCACGCCTTGCAAAACAGGAATCTCTTTTAGACAAAATTGCATGCGCGCAAGATCCTGTTTCAAAAGAATATCTCCAATTTGCTTACCAGACGGACCATGCCAATATCCATCGACATAAAGTCGCATCTCACCAGCAGCTTGTTCCTCGTTTGTTTGGTTCAGCGTCATAATCAAACTGCTGTGTTGAGCCGGCATGCTCGACTCCTGGCCATCTTCCATATAGATCCGAAACTTGGTTCGCTTTTTCAACGGCGTCTGCTGAGCTGTCACGCATACGAAATCCAACTTTGTAGCTATGCCGCGCAAGTTCACAAAAATATCATCGCGCATAGCGCGCATCGAGGATTCTCCGCCATGGCGCTCCACCGGCTTCAATAGCTCGCCATAATCTATAATCACCGTGTCGATCCGTTTTCCCTCCATCCGCATCCGCTCCACATCCGCTTTCAAATCTATCGGCGAATAAGTTCTGGCCATCTTCCAAAGAATATACAGTCGACCTTTTGCCATCTCAGCGGCTTTCTCAATTTTAGTTTGGAGCCGATCAGCCAGAAGCCGCAAATGTTCAACTTCCAGCCCGCTCAGCATCGCATCATATCGGTCCTCAACCATCGAGATCGGATTCTCGAGGCTCACGTGCAGGACGTTGTGGCCTGTGAAAATTGCACACCGGCCGATATGGGTGAGGAAGACAGATTTGCCGCGCTTTGACGGCGCGATCACGAGCGTTATCTCGCCACGATGCGCGAACACTCCCTTCTGATGAAGCGTCGGAATCAAAAATTGAACGCCATCCTCCTGCGTCTGCAAAGTCTCGCGACGCAAAACACGCTGCGAAATATTCGCGAAATAATCCACCGGCTTGTGACCATTCTTGCCGATCTCGATTTGTGTAGCTCTCACCGCGCCCTTTGCGCCTTCCACATCACCAGAGTCAATCATTCGGTCCAACTGGTAACGAAGCGTTTTCAGTTTTGCAAAAGAGAAATACTGCTCGAGCCTCGACGAGACATAGTCCGCATTTGCGCTCGCCTTCTGTATCTCGCTCGCCTTCTCTTTCAGCAAACGAATCCGCGCCTCTGGAAGACGCTCATCATCGCACATCTTGCTTATAAAATCCAAGTACAAATTCTTGGCCACGCAACCGCTCGACTTGTAGAACTTCAGCGCTATATCAGCCAGTTTCATTCGCAAGTCGTCTACGAATAGCTCCGCTCTCAGTCCGGCCTCATTCTCGCGCATGAATTTGACGTCCGAAACCATCAAATGCAAAAGCGAATCTATAAAGCCTGAATCGAATCCATTAAAATTGTCCATCCTCAGATTCTGCGGTGCGGCCATAAATCACTTCCTCTCTCCACCTTCTCATATATTCTTCTTTGGCTTCAGCCCAGACTTGCTGTTTGCGCAGCTCGACCAGTTGCTCCCTTGTGTATCTAATCCAAGTTGTTGGCGGCTTGGCCGGCTCAGTGGAGCCGGCAGAAATTCCATTCGCGTATTCGACCGCCGCTTCTTCTGCCTGTTCCGGAAGCTGCTGTCTTATCCTCATCAAACGGACACGCTCTCGCGTTGCGTCAATAGAATCAACTTCCTCGCGCCGTCGAGTTGGCACCGGCGCATCTGCTGTTATATAACCTTCGCGGCGGAGAAACGATTCGTATCGATCCTCGGCCTTTTGGCCGCAAAAATTTGTCGGCAACGGTCTGTATGGAAGGTTTTGCTTATACCACAGAACGTTATACTCGACAAAATCATTCACCGGCCAGCCGTTATGCTGGCACATCACGATGATGCGCCGGAGCGCCGTCTGGTCTGCCGTTCTATTCAAATTGACAAACTTGAGTCCATATTTCTGTCGATACAAATCCATGAAAACAGAAGCCAAATTTTGCACTTCGAATTGCTGGACTTGAGCGGTTTGCTTTTTTAACAGCTGGAGTGGTGCGAGTCTTGGAGGAATGATCCTACGCGGACTTGATTGCGCCTTATACTCAGCCATATCTATTAACATTGCTTGTCTACGACCTTCGTTATGATCCAGGTGTCAACATTAAACTTGGAAACTTGTATGGATCCCTTCTTTGCTATCACCGAGAAGTCTGGATATTCAATCATCTGGAGAGGAGCGTTGCTCAGCGGAGTATTCACAACCGTTATTCCGATCTTCCTCAAGAACCTTGAAAGTGTACTTGGTTCATCCATCTCAATTCTCCTTGTCAAAAGAAAAGGTGGCGCACAGCGCCACCATCCTTTCCGACAGGAAAGGATGACAGTCAAATTCTCTTTTTAGTTCCTAAAAAGAACTCCACTTTTATATCCCCCATATCCCCCTTCTTTCTCTCCTCTTTGCGGTGTACTTATATTATCCCCAGAAAAACGGAAACGCCAGAATTTATTTTTAATGTGAATGAATATGCATGGCTCGCCCTGCACAAGTACGAGAATAAATCTATGGGGCAAAACAGAAGCAGCAACGCTCAAGAGCGTTGCTGCACAGTCACTTTACCTTTTCTACTTTGACGTGTTTTGGTTGGCTCAGCGACTTTACCGTTACCGCGATCGGAGTTGCGCCCGCGTCCGCTCCGACAACGCCGCTAATTTGCGAAATGTCTGCATCGATCTGTGCAAACTTGCCCACGAATGTTGTTTGGTCAAGTCCGTATATGATCACGCGGGTTTTCCCGCCGACACTTCCAATGGCGATCTGCTTGTTCACGCTGCCGGAGAGCGTCACGGTCCCAGCCGTCAGCATGTCGAATTGCAGAGAAGCCACTGGCTTGTCGACATATAGAAAGACAAGAATCATAATGATCTTATTCACGGATTGACTATTACGCTCACCGTGACCGTGACAGAAACACCCATCGGCTTGGACGGAACTCCTGCCGGCAACGAAATCGGATCGCTCTTCGGTCCCTCACCCCAAATGTTGAAAGCGGAGACTTCGACCGTGTGTACGCCAGGAGCCAGATCCATCGTGTATTCTGGTGTCGTGGTTTTTGCTGTGAGAGCGCCGTCTGTATATATCCCATATTCAGACACTTGCTCGTCGGTAGAATTTGCAACCCAAATCACTTTTACCTGCATTCGATTTCTCCTTATTTCCCAAGAACCTTGTTTATCAGAAGCTGTAAATCAACTACATTCACCTGCCCGTCCTTGTTCATGTCCGCTCCAACCGTTGTCGCTACTCCAAGGATGGTATTCACCATCAGCTGGATGTCGACTACATTCACCTGCAAATCACCATTCAAGTCTCCTTCCAGCACCGTAGGAATAGTTGTTGAGACTTCATTCGAAAAGCCGCTCTCTAGGCCGGCCGTATTATACGCTGACACAGCAAAAAAGTATGTAGCTCCAGGAGTTAATCCTGTCGCCGTGTAGCCTGGAGTTGGATGATTGGACTGTGCAAGCGTAAGCGAAACCGGAGTGCCATAGGTTCTCGAGGAGTTGCCTCGATACACCTTATAGCCGGCAAGGTCTGTCTCGCTATTTGGATCCCAAACTAATTTAACGTCGCCGGCGAACGCGGCATACGAAAGAAGAGTGCATATCAGACTAAGCGGAACGGTGCGCGTCCGCTTCTTCATTAGCCATCGCATCTTGTATGTGTCCTGGATCGATCACATTTAGAATTTTTCCAAGAAGAGTCCAGTACCAATATCGTCCACATCCACGCCCGCACCGGCTCGAGATAGTCTCGTCCGGCGCGCCACCAAGCACAGCGTTGAAGAACTGATCAACTCCGATCAAGAGATTGAAGACATATCGGCGCAAACCGCGCTTTCGAATATTCAGGCCCGCGCTGAGCGCAATCAACGCCACAAATAGTACAAGCACCAGCCAAAGCCAAATCATAATTCTCTCCATCAATGGCACTTCCACAGCGTGATCGAGATAATTTTCTTGAACGTGCAGCTGGCGCTCCGCTTTTTTGTAACAGATTTATATGCCTGCTCGAAAAAGTCAGCGCGCTGCTTTTCTATATCACGCTCCCGCTGAGCCAGCTCTGTCTCTCTCCTGGCCAGCTCCGTTTCCTTTTCTAGATTAAATTTCTCTCGAGCGCATAACGCCTTTTCACGCTCGAGATTTTGGCGCTCAACTCCAATTTGATATATTGCGGTCTCTAATCGAGTAAGCTGACGAAGCGCCTCGCGAAATTCTTCATTTGTTAGTGTCTGCGGAGGCTTCGATGATTGCTCTGTTTCTGATAAGCTGCAACCGCAAGGCGCTAACAACTTCAGCATCAGAAAGCATGTCAATACTTGCATCGCTCTCCGCCTCTCTAGACTGAATCATCTTCAGCTGTCTACTATATTCCTGTTCCATTCCTGATCGCAGCTGAATCAAATTTCTTTTTTCTGCGGCCACATTAGATTTGTCCTTGTCCACCAGTTGCCGATCCACCGCAACCGCCGCCTGCTTGTCCTCAAGTTCCTTCTTCAACGGCTTGAGCCGGTCCTCTATATTCTCTTTGATCCCGCTTTCGTGTCCTTGATCGTAGGCCACGGCTTCTCGATGCTTTATATACCAGAAGATCACCCCACCAGCGACGGCGGCGAGGACTATTTCCATCAGCCAAATTGGCGCACCTATCTTTCCCGCCAACCACGTTATCATCTTGTTCCGCCTTCTCCATTAGAGCTGAATTGGCAACTTTGCCACGACCCATTTCACAACCGCTGGCGCGACCCATTCCATCATCGAGCCGAATAAGAACGCAATACTTTCCTCGATCGGAATCGACTGGATCCAATTCATCCAAAGGAAAGGAACGCGATTCAAATATACCACACCAAACACCCACACTACGCCAATTGTGGTAATCCACGACACTCTATCTTCTAGCAGATCCACAGCAAACCACTCGAGAGTGCTTTCCTTCACCGTCTTGCCCTGTTTGGAGCCATTATACGTCCAGCGAAACCACTTCATCGCCAGCGCAAGGACAGCGCCAAACAAATAAAAAGTCCACTCGAGATGGTGATGCACCTGCGGCAACGGAAGCGTCTCGACAATTTGTAGCATCGTAATCATAACATATCACCCACAGACTTGACCAAGCTGTCCCACGGAAACTTTCTTCCTGGACACGACTTATAGCCGGCATAGTCTGTGTGCCGCTTCAAGTTTGTCTTAGGAATGGAATATGCAGTCATAAGAGACGAGACCAAGCGAACCAAAAGTCTAAATGCGATCGGTGGCAAATCGGTTTCATCATAATTCCCAACCACACAGATCCCAAGACTGCGCCTGTTCATGCCTTCTTCTTTGCAATGCGCGCCGTCTTCTGTCGGCATTCGACCCAGCAGAACCTCATAGTGATCATTTATCAGTTCGATACCAAAATGATAACCTATATCGTTCCAGCCCAAAGTCTCTGTATGATATTTGCGAATTGCTTGCCACGAAACGGTCTGCGAGTCGCCGGTCAAACTGTGATGAATAATAATGAATTCTGACTTCACGAGTCCTCCCTATCTTCGAGCCTCGATGTGTTGAACCAAAAGATTGCGAATTTCATTCAGCTGTGTCCGCACATCTGATTTGAATTCATTGTCAGTGTGGCGCGATGAGTCGACTCTGTGAGAATCAACTTTCTGTTCGATCGACTTGTCGACCTCAAATAGCCGAACGTCCTCGAAGTTAAGATGCTCGATTTGGGCCTGAATCTTTCCCCACGCAACAAGCATCGAGCCTAATATAACGAGCGTCGACGCGATGATGCCAACATTATTCCAAAGCCAACCTTTCCTCCCGTTTGAGGACTGTACCACCTTCGCCATCAAGTCGTCCTCAAAACGATCCAATTCTTCTTTTAGCTCTTTATTGATCATGTCTCTTTCACCTGTAATTCAACTTCCTCCTCGAGCGTGTACGCGCCAGGAGTAGTAACAATTATGAATTCGATCTTGTAATCGAGACCAGACGTTCCGGCTTTGACAACGAGACTTACCTTTGTGCCAACTTTGGTCGGTGTGCCAGAGATGATTGAGGATGATACATCCACCTCGTCTGGATCATATACCTTTACATCGAGCGTATTAATGGCCTCGCCCGCCGGCAAAGCCTTCACAAAATCCATGGTACATGGAATCACTTCTCTTGGCTGCTTCCGCTGAATATGCTTCATCAGATCGTTCCTATTCTTGCGCTGTCGGCGTGATCAAAAGACCGCAACGCTGCAAATGTTCGCCCAAGATTCTCCGACTCCTCGAGCGGCGCGGCATAGAACAAAAACTTTCGCTGGCCGGCAGAATGCACATACATCCTAGAATCTGCCACCAGCTCGATCCATGGGCACGATGTGGCGAAATCAATTTTCTGGTCAGCCACAAAAACAATCTCGGTCCTTTCGGCCTCTTGATATTGTGACGCGACGAATAGATAGCTCCTTTGCTTTTCAAATTCATACAGCCTGGACTCAGCGACAAAAGGCCAAACAGCTTCATGGACAACGGAGATGTATGGGCGAATCGCAAAGTATCTGTGCGCCCAATAACGAAGTGTAAAATATCTCGCAGCATTCACGTCAGCTCGTTAGATCGTAAGTCAGTTCTGTCCTGTTTCCGAATTCATCCACAGTCGCCACAATTCGGTTCTTGTCGCCGCCCCCCGCCTTTGCGTTCTTTATTGTCACCGTCGTACCGTCAGCCCCACTTAGAATCCCTGCCAGCGCAGCAAGCATCAGACGCTGAGTGTTGCGCAGCGATATGCCAGATTCCACGCTCTGATCATCCAGTATTGCCACGCCAATCGACGCGAGGATGGCGTTGATGTCTGCGGTCTCGCTTACGATCAAACCGGCCGAGTTCTGCGTGCGCACGGAAACCTCGTTCAGATTGGTGACGTCCCCGACATTCGAGTTCGCACCCACAAGGTTCACCGCGTAGTTGCCATTCTCAAACGAGACCGTGTAGCCGTTGATGATCTCGATCACGCGAGCGAAGGTCAGACCACCCAGCGTGACCTCGGTATTGTGGCGATGCGTGTCGGGGCAGACTATCCCTTCAGCGCTGTCCTCAAGGTCTTTGAGCTGCAACCTGAACCAGTCAAGATCAAGTTCGCGCACCTCGAACGGATCGGACTGCACCAGCGTCAAGTCCGACTTCGGGATCGAGATGATCTTCATTGTCCAGTCTATCGTGACCGCCATTTCACAACTCTTTCGAGATTGCGTCCCTCTTTTCCACAATCACTTGAATCAACACATCCAGCAGGCGCACGGCCTCAGCCTTGTCACCCTCATCGTACGCCTTTGCCGCTTCAGTAAGCACGTGCGCCGCGTAGTCGTTGATATTCACAGCCTGTTCTCCTTGAGTGCTTTCAGCTCCTCTTGCAGCCGACGGTTCTCCTCCAGATAAGAGTTGCTGGTCTGATTCGAGTTCGCCAGCGCCTGCTGGATAATTGCTCCCTGCATCGCCTTATCGGCCTCCCACTGGCGCTTCTCCATCACCAGCATGGAGTTCTGCTGTTGCAACTGTCTAATGTCTGCTTCAAGTTTCTGCACCGCTTGGTTCAGGGACTCGCACCGCTTTTCCCAAATATCGATTTTTTTCATTATGCGTCCGGAAGTAATTGAACGGTCACAGCGAATCCAGTTACCGAGTCTATGATTCCCGTGAAGTTCGCAGTTTGATAGTAAGGCGGTGATGTCCCGTACTTTCGCGCCCGCCCTATAATTGGTTGATCCGTTGTGAACACACGACTGCTACTAACGACGCCACTGCTTGTCAGACCGTACAGCGCCGCGTAGGTCGCTTTGATCGTACCTGTCGGACTGCTACCGGGGGCGGATGGCAAGGTGTACGTGTATTCATTGTCGTTTGTCCTGGTGATCGAAAACACGCCATTGTTCTGCCACAGCGACGCGCCTGTAATCTGCACCTTGTCGTTAGTCAACATGCCGTGTCCGGTATGCGCCACTGTTGCTGTCGTCCCGACGTTCGTGATGCTCGTCACCGTTTCGTTGTAGGGCATCGGCCCTGTATCGTCCGAAGCCAGCACTAACACCAGCGCGTTGTTGATAACCACTGGCGGCACGGCTGTGTCTTTCACCGTGACGGAGAAAGCAACCGAATCCTGAATGATTTCAACTGCTGCCCCGGCTGATTTGTAACTGACTGTCCCCGTGCAGCCATTGGCATAGATCGTGACTGTACCCGTCGTGCGGGAAACAAGTATAGCTGAATCATTCTGCGAGTTTGCGGCGTTGTAGCTGGCGAACGTGATCCCGTTCAGATTGATCGTGGTCGGACTGGTCAGCCCAAGCTGAATCGCGTGCGCTGCTGCTGACCCCTTGGTGAACACTATGTTGTCCAACAAGCCGTCCGGGTCCGTGTTCACGTCCCACACCAGTGCCGCCGTGTCCGCCGTCCCCGCGTAGCCCTTGACCGTGCTGCCGGACAGGTTCGCGCCTGCTGGCGTGATCTGGCCGCAGTTGTCGAACGTGTTACCTGTAACCGTCTGCCCGCTCTTGAACGTGCAGGCCGCCGCACGTGTGATGAAATTGGCCGTCATCGACAAGGCCGCGAGGTTCGCGTCGTCCATGTCGATGGCGTACCGCGTGGTATCCGTCGTCCCCGAAGAATTGAACACCGATGCGCTGATGGTGATGTCGCAGCCTGCCCCCTGCCCTATAAGCGCGTACAGTCCGGTGGCGACTCTGGAATTGGTGAAAACCAACACCTGCCCAGTGATGTTGATGTAGGTCGTGGTCGCGCCGTTGCCGAAGGTCAGCTTGCCATAACCAAAGAACACTCCCTCTACTTTGTCCACAACTCCGTAGGCGCTGGCCTTGTCCACCGTGTAGATGTTGTCCAGCGTCACCTTGTCGCCGGAAGTCCCACCTGTGATGACGTAGCCGTTGCCGTAGCGCAGCGCATCGACCCATGTGTTGATCTTGTTTGCTGGCGCGGCTGTGCGATTGAAGCGAAACCCCCAGGTCGTGACGCTGCCTGTCGGCTTTGTCCCTGAACTGGGTGTTCCCTCAAAATTAACGATGACGTTTTTCCAGCCGCCGAAATAGGTGTCGGAACCAAACACAATCCAGTAGGCTGTGTTTGTCCCGTCCGTCACCCAGAACTCCATCCCGCTGCCAGCTTCAGTATCCAAGTAGGGCAGTGCGCCGAAGTTGATCCAGCATCGCATGTGCTGGCTCGCCATGCTGATGCCGGTCACAGGACCGTACTGACACGTAGACAGATCATTACGCAGGGTGCCCGACATGGAGTTCGTGCCTTCCTTCTTGAACTCCGAGTCGGCAGTGACTGTGATCAGCCAGTTCGTGTTGACATCCGCCGCGTTGATCGTGGTTGGCGGACTGCCCAGCGTGGGTGTTGCCATTACACTTCCCCATCTGAACTGGGGCTGTAGGTTGTAAGCCTCACCACTTCCGCGTCGTCCTTGGCCTTCGGACTAGATCGCTGGTCGCAGTTTCCAGCCCCAGATAAACCCTAAGCGTCAGGGGTGCGAATGGCGGTAGCTGACCCGCCACCCCCTGTAAACAACGTCGTGGTTTCGAACGTCTTGATCGGCGTGTTGTTCTTGGTCACGCCCCCACCGTCCCGCACGCGCACGAACATGGTGCGATCTCCGCTGTACTTCAGCGTGATTTCTTCCGTGCCCGCGCCCGCGTCCTTGTCGATGTAGGCGATGAATACGTTGTTGGTTGAAGCCGCGTCGTTCGGGTCTGTGAAGTCTGTAGACGCGATGGTGAAGTAGCGGCTACTGTCGTGGGACAGGTACGGGACTCGGCGGTAGATGCCGCTGTCCAGTTCGATACGCAGACAGCCGGTCTGTGGTGTGTCGGCGGGGATGTTCCCGATGCCCACATCCACTTGTGTTTCTGTCCCGCCAATAAGATCCGTTCCCAATGCAAGCTGGTCGAAGTCGATGTTGCCGGTCTGCGCGTTGGTGACAAGCACACGATCTTCGTCCTGCACAAGTCCGTAGACGTAGAACTTCTGGTTGTTCGGCGGTGTCCGCAGGATGTTCGTCAGGTCGAACAGCTTGTCGTTCTGCGTCAGGTCTGCCGCTTCGACGCCGATACCGAAAGCACCGATGACTGCCGATCCCGTAGACTGCCCCAAGAACACAGGCGACAGGTTGCGCGAAGTTATGGAAACATTGACAACAGCGGTCGCGGTGGAAGTCGTGCCCGTGATCGTCTGGTTGTTCGTCGGGGCCACGCCGGAGACTAGCTGGAACCACAGGATGTTCGTGAGCGCCCGTTCGTTACCACCACCGGTTTCATCCTGCAAACCGGAAGTGTTCGTGACCGTGATGACGTACTGCGACACGGTGCTGATGATCTTGGTGACGTTGTTCCCACCTAGGGTGAAGTTGGTAAACTGCACCTGCATCCCCGGCATGAATCCATCCGTCAAGAAACTGCCCGACAGCCGCGTGAACGTGCCCGCCGTGGCGACCACGTTGATCTGAATCGCGCCGCTGTCAGCGTCCAACGAAGCCAGAAGCTGGCCCTTACCGCCAGACCATGTGATTTCTTCCGGTTCGTTGAACTGCGTTGCACTTGGGGCGTCGCACAAGACTTCGTGCGTGATCCCACGGAACAGTTCGCCGTCCAGACCGTACAGTGTCTCCGCCGAACCGCGCCGTGTAAGCCACTTGGCACGCTCGTAGAGCTGGTTGATAGAATATGCGGCCTTGTTCCACTGCGAGAAGTACGCCTTCGCACCATCACCGTTCAGCAGGTCGATGGTCTGGTAGCCCTCAGTGTTGCTGATTGTCGTCCACGTCGCCACGGTTCCAACAACGGTTGTGTTGTTCAGGTCTGTGGACGTGAAGATGGCCGCGACTGAATTACCCAGCCCCATCGTGACCGAAAACTCTGCGAACGTGTGCCCCCATTCGCGGGCATAGACAAGGATGCGCTTGCCGTCGATGTCTGCCGCAACGTCCCGCGTCTTGATCAGCATACGACACAGGATGTTCGCCGCCGCGTCCGCATTGATTCCAGTTCCCCAGAATGGCGCGTCCGTGTCATACAGGGCCGCGTCCTGCACCACCTGCAACGTGGTAGCGCCTGCGACCGCTCCCACCACGACCAGACCGGAGTACATCACGTCGCCCCCGTCCTGCTCGATGGAACCGTCGTACAGAAATTCCGCTGCCCCGTCGTCGATGTTGTACGGCGCGTTCAGCGTGATAATGTTGTCGGTCGCACGGGCAGACGGGGTGACGCTGGTAATGTCCAGCAGGTCGTTGCCCGATCCCTGCGCTTGGTCTGCCAAGTCCTGCAACCAACGGTGGAATTGCAACACCGTGAACGTGTCGGTGCCGGACACGTGCCGGATGTCACCTGCTGCATTTACTGTGAAATCATCACCGATTGCCATTAGATTCCCTCATCATTCGAAATTGGTTTATCGTTCGTCACATTCCATTAGCTGAATCTTGGTGTTGCGGGGGAATCTCTCCGCCCAAATCAGCACGCCCGATGCTGATCATATAATGTGATAGCCGCATCGGCTGATCATCAATAATTTCATAGACATTCTCGCTCGTCTTTCACACAAAACACAATGGGATTATTGGCCTAGCATCCTAATCAATGCGGGCCAAAAGTCCCGCTTTTTGTGGATGATGGTCGCACGGACGACGTGCGAAATCATCAAGTCTTCGTCGGCGTGGATGATAGCCCCCAGCGTCACCTGACTGCCACGAACGATTCCCCCGCCTTCCTGCAACACAGATAGCTTCATCTGCGTGACCATCGTGTCGCCCGGCGCACCGGCTGGCCCTGTGATCGGCACTTCCGTGGCGACGTGGGCGGTGAACACCCAGTTCATGTTCTTGCGGACGATCTCGGTCGCCATGCCATAGACCACAGCGACTTCCCGCTTGGCGATGATTTCTATGGCTGTGTGCGCGACCCGCACCGCGTTTGAATTCCTGGCGACGATCTCAACGGCGGTGTGCGCGACCTGCGCACGCACGAAATTCTGGATGACAGCTTCGACAGCGGTGTGCGAAATAATCGCACGCGGCGGGTTCTGCGCGACGATTTCCGTGGCGACCTGCGCCACGGTCGCGTTGTACGGTCCCCACGACGCTTCGATGATGACTTCCGTGGCGACCTGCGCAACTTGCCCAGAGGTCGATACCGGCATCATGACTTCAAACACGGCCTGTGCAACCTGCGCCTGTTGTGATGTCGGCTGCACCATCGCTTCAAACGCAGTTTGCGCGACCTGTGCCTGCTGATCCGTCGGCTGGATCATCACTTCGTATGCAGCTTGCGCCACGAAGTCAACGTCCGCTTTGACCAGAACTTCTATCGCGTACTGGGCAACCTGAATGTCAGCATCAGTAGGAAGAACGAGAGTTTCAAATGCCTCCTGTGCGACTTGGATGTCTGCGTCGGTTGGAAGGACTAGGGTTTCAAATGCTTCCTGCGCTACCTGCGCTTCGGTGTAGTCTGCGAGAACGATTTCTTGTGCTACCTGTGCGACTTGGATCAGAGCTGCGTCTGTCGTGTAGACGATTTCTTCTGCGGTCTGTGCGACCTGAACAAGTGCGGCGTCGGTCGTGTAGACGATTTCTTCGGCGACTTGGGCAACTTTGACATCGCCTTCAAGAACAACATAGACATTCGCCTTTGATACGGAAACACCATCTGGTGGTGTAGTGACCGCGTAGGCACTGGCTTTTGATACGGAAACACCGGCAGGTGGTGCTGTAATCGTGAGTTCATTTGCCTTGCTTACGCTGATTCCTGCTGGAATTTCCTGAAATGCGACGACACAACATCCCCAATCATCCGATGTCGCTTCTGTCCATGACATCGCCTTCGCACCAAAGGATGTCTGGATGAAATACTGATGACCACTACCCCACGATCCATTGTCAGTCTCGTAGAGTGAAGTGCCGCTACGAGCAGTCGGCGCAAATCCGTCGTCACCGTCTCCCACAACAGCAACAATAAGCGATATGGCCGTAGTAGTTATGGTAATGGACGGACTGGCGCTGGCGTTGTTCCCGCCAGTTGCCATGTGGAGCGTCGCGCCTGTACAGTTGTAACTGGAAATAACAACTTCCAGAGATAGCGCGTTCGGGTTCGGGACGCTAATCTGGTAGGACGATCCTGTTGGCGGGGCCAGCAAGTACCAGATTTCTGCACAGGCTTCGGGGCTGGCGGAGTGATTGCGAACTTGATCGGCTTGCGTCAGGGCAACGCTGTTGTAAGTCGGCGCACCCGTGCGCGTACCGTAAGCATAAGCCAGTGTGACGACAAGCAGCTTGGCGCTCGCACCACAGGTATAATTAACTGTCTGTGGATCAGTGACAGCAGCGGCAATTCGTGCTTTGGTGTCGTAGGTGAACGCCATCGGGAGTTACGCTTTTGTTCTTAGATTTAATTGGAGCGCGTCTACTTCAGCCTGTGTCCACGGATTTGCTGTAACAGGATTTGTTGACATCAGCCGAATGTACGTATCCCACCCGTAAGCAAGGTTCTGTTTTGTTCCATAGTCGTAACTGCCGCCCGACTTTACTCCAAGCGCAATACCTGTCGGCGTGGAACCACTTGATCTAACTGCACGCGCAGATGCGACCACCGCTTTAATCCCAAAATTGCCAGTTGGCAGCGGCGACAGATTCAACTGTGCGTCCGCGTCGTTGCTGTTGACATACATCAAATCGTCGTCGGAAAGTAAGGCTTCATCGACAGTAGTGTACGCCCCCGTCCATGCGTTCGCGTCCCCAGCAAGATTCGGGTAGTTTGTAACCAGACCAAAAGACCGTGTATCTTCTGATGCGGCGATCAACTCGCTGACAAACCAGTTTCCTGAACCGGCACCTGCGGCGAGAAGACAGATACAGTCCACGGTAGATATACTAAGGCCACTAAGGTCTTCCGAATGTGCGATCAACTCAACCCCGTTCAGGTACACTTTAATGTCGCTAGTCCCTGCAATATTGCTGACGTACAGATCAATTTTCTGCATACCGGATATTAAAGAACTTCCAGACTCGGCTGCGATTTCTGTCATGGTGCTACCGTTCCACATGAACACTGCCAATCTTGCTGCCGCAGCAGTCGCAACGCCGGTATAGATTCCTTTGCCAGTTGATGCGTAATTTCCTACCCCTACCTCTCCTTTTCCTTGTAGTTGTGAGTTGCTTGAAAAATACATCTGGTGACTCAACCAAACTTCGGCTACGCCACCAGCAGGAAACACACGTGACATACCAAGCATATTTTGGGGAACTGCCTGACTGACATTGATCCGCCCACGCGCATAGCCCGACCGGAATTGCCCCCCAGTAGTCCCCAAACCGAACTGAATCCCATTATACGGAAAGTCTATATCTTCTGCTGCTGCTAGTAGTACAGTCATATCTACTCTCCTACACCGTCAGCTTCATGCCCATTTCGGCGTCTTTCGTGTCCTGCACAGACCACGCACCGCCACCGGGCTTCGTTTCTTGGATGAACTGCAAGAATCCCCATGACGACGGGACCGCCTGTCCAGTCGATACAAGATCAGTAGATGCCAATCGCGTCGTCATGCCGATCTGGCGGGAACCTGCGTCCGTCTTTTGCACATAGTAGTTTCCGACCACCGCCTTGACAGTCCCGACCGTCGGGCTGATGTCCGCCATTGCGTAGGTGTCGATTTCGTCTAGTACAGTCGTCGAAACGTAGTCAGTTGTGACTGGGG